GATAACATGGCAGCAGGTCCTGCTTCTTATGGTATGACAGATACTATGGGACGTATGCACTCAGATGCTCAGTTCGCAGGTTCTTCATCAGTTCCAGCTCACGTTGAAATGATGGGATTAATCGGAATGGGTAATAACCCTATGGTAGGCGCTACTGTTGCTGTAGCTGTTTCCATCGAGGAAGCTGCTAAGAACGGTAAGTTCTAGGAAATAAGCGGTTTTCAAGACCTCTGTGCAATTTAGCATAGAGGTCTTTTTTAATGTCTACAAGTTAATACCACACAAAAGTCTACGAGAAGTCTACGAAAATTTTTCTTGTAGACTTCAGATTCGTGTAGACATTGTAGACTCTAGGTGTTATTATGCTATCGTACATATTACTTTTTATATTAAAAAGGAGGAGCAATATGGGCGAATTATTTATAAAAGCTAGAACACTTAAATCGGGTAAAACCGTGTATGAATATGCTTTTGAGATTGCATCTGTAGACGGTAAGCGAAAAAGAAAAACTAAATCAGGATTTGCGACTAAAAGAGAAGCAAGAGAAGCAGGTAAGATTGCACAACAAGCTTATGAACATGTAGGACAAGTTGTAGAACCTTCAGATATGTCGTATTCTGACTTTCTCGATTTGTGGATAGAAAAAGATTGTAAACTTACTTGTAAGAAAACTACAATAGAAACTTATGAAAAAAAGATAAGATTGTATCTTAAGCCTCAGATTGGATCATACAGATTAAAGACTATAACAAAAGATGTATTGCAGGATTTTATTACAGACATGTACAATAAAGGTTTCTCTACCAACACTATTGGTACAATAAAAGGATTATTAACAAAATCATTTAACTTTGCACTTGATAGACATTATATATTATCTTCTCCTGCAACTAGATTGGTTATCCCAACAAAAATGCAGCCAGACGTAAAAACTCAAACTAAGAAACATGTATACATCCCTCAAGATATTATAGATAAAATTTTTAAGAGGTTTCCCGAAGGTACATCAGCGTATATTCCATTAATGATTGGTTATCATACAGGCTTAAGATTAAGTGAGATATATGCTCTTTCATGGAAAGATATTGATTTCGAAAATAAAACACTTTCTGTTAATAGACAGGTGCAGTGGGATGAAGGAGAGAAAAGAACAGAGGAAGAAAAGAAGAGAACAAATGGAACATCAGAATCCAATGGCTTTTGGTATTTTTCTGCTCCAAAATATAATTCATATAGAACAATAGAAATTGATGATATTTTATTAGAGACATTACAAAAAGAATACAATAAACAATTAAAAGCAAGAGATTATTATGATGAACATTACAATCATTATTATTGCGAAGATACAATTGTATATGCTAAAACAGATGATGTTGTGCCAATAAATAAAATATCTCAAACACCGTCAAAAAATGAGATTGATTTCGTTTGCAGGAGAGAAGATGGATCTTATGTAACTTCAAGAACCACTCAAAATATTTCAAGTGTAGTTCATAAGCAACTAAATTTCCCCGAATATGATACTCATAGCTTAAGACACACACATGGAATGATGCTAAGAGAAAACGGTGCAGATTTTGTGTATATCCAAAAGAGGTTGGGACATAAGGATTTAAAGACAACAATTCTTATATACACAAATCATTATACAGATATAATTAAAGAAACTGGTAATGTAGCTTTAAATAATTTATATTGATTTACTCCAAAATTGTCTACATTCTACATTTTAAGAAAAAAGGAGGTGTATAATAAAATACATCTCCTTTAAATTTATTTTATAATAATTGTCCATTCAAATAATTATGAGGCGGTTTTTTCACTTCAGTTTTATATTTCAATTCTTTAGCAGCTTCCTCTTCAGATCCATATAGTCTATTGATAGGCACTCTGATTCCACCGCCTTCTTCAAATCGTACAGTAGCAAGATTACCAGTAACATGAGCAACAGTTACCTTTCTAACCTTTAAATTGCTCTCAATAATATAAGCTTCAATTCCTTCTTTCATAATATACCTCCACAAATATCAACTGAAATAATTATACCATATTAAAATCGTAAAAAATAGGGAACACTTCTGATCAATATAACCAGGAATGTTCCCTAAAAATTTTTTGTTTATGTCTATACGCCTATATAAAATCGCTTATATATGGCTCAAATTGACTTAAATATAAAATACACCGTCAATTTATCATATAATTATATAAAAGCCTTAATTTGGTCAAATACTAGCGATTTAACCCTTGTATATAGCTGTGTTAAGAAATCGGTATTTCTTTTTGTTTTTTTAGAATTAATAATTCTAATTCGTTGATTCTATCACGAACTTTCTGTCTTTCTGCATTGAGTTCGTTAACATCATAAGGCATCTCTTCACCCAATAAATTAGCTTCCATACACTTAACTATCTTCCAATCCCCAATCTCGGAAGAGTTTTCCTGTAAACTGGATTTCAGACATCTTAACTCAGCTTCATATGATTCAATTTCAGAATTATCCATCTGATACATTTCAATGTTATTATCAATATTGTTAATAGCTTCCATTATATTTACTCCTTATATTATATAGATAAATTCGTTTCAAATAATTTGTTAAATAATTTATCAACATTTTTAACTGCTTTCTTTCTGTTGTATATAATATTAGCTTGCCGCCAACCAATATATTGTAGTTTAATATCTTCATAGTTCATCATACCTTCATCCATCTTCTTCTTGAACTTTTTTAGTTTATTCTTTTCTCTTTGAATATTCTTCATACATGGTTTTCTAATAATTTTTCCTTCATCTGTTATAAAAATAAATTGTTTTAAAAATTGGATACCCTTGTTGATTTTACAAATTTGAGTTTTCTTGGAATTCAGTTTTAATCCCAACTCACCAGCAATCTTGTTTAGTTCTATAAGTATATTTTTAAGAAATTCTTTATCTTGAGAAATGATATAAAAATCATCCATATGTCTTCCATAATATTTACAGCTTTTAACAATCTTGATGTAATTGTCAAATGGTGTTAAATAGAACACTCCTAATAATTGAGAAATCTCTGATCCAAGACCTAATCCTATACCATTTTCACCATCTATGTTTATTAATTTCTCTAACAAAGACATGACTTTCTCATCCTGTATATATTTGCTCAACGCTGCTATTAGTTTATCGTGAGGAATAGTCTTAAAGTAGCTTGAAAAATCTCCTATTAAAATATATCCTTCGCATCCATAGTTTCTATAATAAGCATATAAATGTTTGATAAGTCTTTTCCTGCTAAAGCCTACCCCTTTGTTTTCAAGAGAAGCACCATTATCATAAATTAAATAAGGGCATAGTATAGGTTTAAGAACATATTCAATTAATGTTTTTTGGACTATCTTATCTGAAATCGGAGGAGAACTAATATTACGAGTTTTACCACGTTCAATTATTGTAAATTTATGTGGATTTCTTGAGGGATTATAATTTTCATCTTTGAGTTTTTTATAAATGGAATAAAGATTAGGTAGAAGAGAAGCTTCAAATTGTTGTACAGAATATTTCCAATCGACATTTGAACATATGTATTTTTGTGCAGAGTGATATAAATTATTTAAATCGGCGACACGTTCATAATAATTTATGTTTGTTTTTGTATTCTTCATCTTTAATTGTGTGACATACTTAAAATATAATAGACATATCTATTATATGAGGTATATCTTATATTCACCTTTCGGACGGACAAAATTTCCTTCAAAGATGCACGTAGCAAAAGCCAATTATGCACCATTAAATCGAGGGCGCACGTAGTTGTTCGCATTAGTAGCCCAGTTATAAGTCGAATTGCCATTGTTGTTGCAGTAGCAAAAATTCGAAGCTGGTTATCAAATTTTGCCCGAAATTTTTATTATAATTCTTTCTTAATTTTATTCTTGATTTTGTCTAATATTATTTTAAGACTTTCAATACAATTAATAGCTTTATCAAGCTCTGTTTCGTCTTTTGATTTGCGTTTCTTATTATCGGATTGTCTCCAACCTTTAAGTAGATCTATTTCTTTTTCAATAGATTCAAGGAAAGGAATTAACTTGTTTAAATCTGTATCTATTATTGATGCTATGTATTGAAGTTCCTGATATAATTGATAGCAATTAATTATTGCCTTATCTTGATATTCTCGTCTAAGGTCAAATTCAAAAGTATATACTGCGTAAATGCTATTTGCGGCAGTAATATTGGCAACTAAATCATGTAACAAAGTTGTTACAATTGTTTTTTCATAATCAATAAACCACTCAGGAAATTCTGACTGAAATTCTTGATTAGGATTTTTACCATATTTAGCAAAGATACTATCAATAATATCTTTATCTTCTTGTTCAATATTTTTAATAACTCTATTTATATTTTTCTTGTTGCGCTTAGTTCCAAAATCTCTAAGCAACCAATCTGTTAGGTCATTTCTCATTCTAATAGCATTCTTGTAGAATTCCATAGATGAGAGCGTCCTTAAATTCTTTAGTACAGACGACATTCAAATATTCCTTTCATTCTTTTTTATTTATTAAACGCAAATCCTTACTCCACCCACGAGGGGTGGAGATTGCGGATTCGCTATGCTGCGATTACGAAGCGAGGGCGCACGCAGAAGCTCGCATTAGTAGCCCAGCCATAAGTCGAATAGCCATAGCTGACGCAGCAGCAAAAACTCGAAGCATTAGCAACATCCCTTAACCAATACCATGAACTTCTATTGTTAATAGCTGATTTAGCAAATTTAAATAATTCAAATTGATGATTACCACTACCAGTGTCATAACCACTTGAACTCCAAACAGTTGAACCGTAAACCTCGACTTCAGTCATTAAAATTGCCTGACAAGATATCCATTCCCAATTATTAGAGCATCCGCTATTTGAGCCAAACTTATTGTAACCAGTAGCGTTTATACTATTAGAAACCAATTCTTTTGTGGTTTTTAAATGTGTACCAAATTCAGCGTATAACTGCTGATTAATAGTTGCCCCTTCTTCGGTAGAGCCTTCAGTTACAACTTCCCCAATGATAGTTGTATTCATTTCAGAACCTTTATATCCACCTACAGTTGTTCCAGTCGGATTCATTCTACTTCGACCAAAATGATAACTACCGTCATTAATGCCTTTACCTGGGGCAACAATTAAATGAGGATAGTTAATATCCATATCATTTCCGTTTCTCATTAACCCATTAATACTGATAATAGTCACATATTGCGAACCAGTTAATTGATATGTAGGATCTGGATTAGGTGCTGAAATTGGTCTTGACATTTTGAAATAATCTCCTACATAGATATCTTCAAATTGAGAATATCCTTTAATTCCTCTAATTCTGTCCCAAAGACTTCCATCTTGATAATATGCAGTTATATCCTTACTGATTAACCTTGGGATGTTATGAGATAACGAAAAATTCTTGACTCCATTCCAATCTACAGAATCGGCTTGTCCCTGAAGATTGCCAATAAATGTTGGAGCAGTAACAGATTTATTTACATATATATTATTTAAGAATTTGGCAGCACCTGTAACCAATAAATTCCCTAGTTGTGCCATTCTTTTCTCCTTTCTATTTGTATAAAATAAAAAAGAGATGTTATATTTCTATAACATCTCTTACACATATATTGTTGTTTGAAATTGACATTTCTTTGCCTTTAGGTGGAATATAGTATTCTTTAGGGACTAAAGCTATATCCCAGAATTTTGTCGAAATTGCATTTTCTCCATCTGAATATGTATTAATTCTTACGGTTGCTTGATTGAATCCATTAGGAATTGTATATTCCCAAACACCATCATCAATCATATTTGTGGATGAATTAAAATTAACACCGGCATCAAATTTATTTAAATCTGAATTTCCTACATATTCTTTTTTAAAATACAAAAACATTGTTGCTTTTTGGAAAGTTATATCATTATACGAAGCGTAATGATTAGAAGCCCACTGTCTATTACATTTAGCAATAAAACAATATGTTTTTCCCGGAATAACTCGTCCATACATTTCAAGAGTTTTATATATATCAACACCTTTTCCGCTTAATATATATGGATTCTTGGAAGTATAACAATCACCTTCTAAAACATTCATTGCTTCAGATTCGTATATGTCATCTACTTTAATATTTCCGTTTTTATTAATTACCATTCGATATATTCTCCCTTACATAACAAAGTGCCGTTATTTGATAATGAAGCAGGAACTTTATATAAATCTTTAATATCTGACTCAGACAAAGCAGAGCAGTAGATACGAAAATCAACTATTTTTCCGTTTAAATAATTGCCATCTGCTACGCCAGTGTCAGAATTTTGAGAAGCACCTATAAGAAAATTTTTACCCAATCCATTAAAATTACCAATTTGATTAATCTGGGTTGCTTGTTCAAGCAATGTGCCGTTTATATATATCTTCTTCGAAGAGTCTTCAACATTTCTAACAGCACAAATATGAAACCATTTATTTAAATTGTCAGAGGCATTAAACGAATATGACGTTTGAATACCATCATCAAATCTAATAGACTCTGGAAGAATAAACAAAGATATACCGCTACCCATAGTAGTCCTTGAACATATAAGTGTATTATTCCTTACTTCATTTAGATAAACCCATGTAGCAATAGTAAAACTATTATTGGCAGTAATAGGATTGATTAACGAAATGTAATCAGTTATTCCATTAAAAGATTGACTACCAGAATATTTAGGAGCATTTTTATCATATAAAGATTTAGAGGATAATTTTGGTACACCATTATATCCATATCCAGATACATCATATATTTTATTATCATCTTCATATTCAAAAGCAGGAAGCCAAGATGTAGCCTTTGTTCCCTTTTCGAGTTTGAGATTTTTTATGATTAAATCAGATTGAAAATTACCATGTACTGCAAGCCACATATCCTTATATGTAAACGATTCTTCACTTGGAAGAGTAAATATGACACTCACTCTTTGGAACTCATCTGTTGGTTCGAAATATGAAGCATCACTTTGTATAATTCCTGTTCCAAACCAATTAGAACCCTTGCTTTTAAAATGAATATTAATATAAGGCAGTTGTCCTACAGAAGAACCTTTTACGTCTAATGAAAAGATAATTGTATCATTAGGTGAAATTCCAAGTTCAGTAAAATCGTTAAAATGGAAACCACATCCATTATTTTTATTTCCACTATTAGGTGTTACGATATGAAAACCTTCTGATTCATAAGCTTTTGAAGTAATAGAATTCATATTTGTTATACTATCACATACAAGTTCTTCTCCAACCATAGAAGAGTTATACAAAAGATTCGGATTAACAACAATATCACCCATAGGATAATGACACACCAATCCCTTAAATATTTCTTTAATTTCACGAGAAGATAGCACATTGTCATATATTCGATAATCATTAATGCAAGCAACAGCTTTCTCGATACCATATGAACCAATATTAAATGTTTTTACGTAATCAACAGAAGTATTGGGTAGAGTAGTCGTTCCAACATCAATTTGACTATCAAACTGTCCATTAATATAAAAAGACGCAATACCTTTATAAAATGTAACTGCAAAATGATACCATTTATTTGTTTTAAGAACAGTATTATTTAAAGTTGAACCACTAATTATATTTGGTGCAATAAAGCTAATGGCATGACCATCTTTTGAAATACAAATTCTCAAATAATTATCTATACTAATTAAATGACAGCCATAATTAAGATGATATCCATCTAACAATTTAACCCATGCACAAACAGTAAATTCTTTTACATCGTTATAAAACATGTTGCTGACAGAAAGAGAAGTGCCATTAAATGAATAGCACTTCCCGTAAATTCCATTATCAATTGCTGCACCATTGTTTGTAATGGCGATATCTTCATCAAAACCTTGATTATCAAGTGTACCATTAAGAGGCAACCATACTTGTAAAGCCATATAATTACCTCCTTATGAAGCAAACACGAAATCAAGAGACTCATTATCTTCGTTGTATTTCAAAGATATCTTCTCTCTAAGTGTAATTGCATTATTTTTAATTCTGAACATTTGGGTTTTGTTATTATCATTGAATTTGATATCATCAGATTGAAGAGTTATAGAAGAAATGTCGATAGATAAGCTTGATTTAATATTATCCGCGAAGCCAGTAAAATTACTATCTGTGAATGTTGAATGTCCTAATTTAATTTGATTTTTTCCCAATATTAATGCTGTACCTATATATTCAGAATCACTTGCTTTATAAGCTGAACCTAAACGAACCTTACAAACACCATTATCAAGTGTCGCTGATGTAAGAACACTATAATCCTTGTTTAAGCTTGTAGATACTTTTCCATTAACAATATAAAAAAGTTCATCTGTTTTAACGGTAATGTTAAAATTACCTATATTTATAATGGAACTCATTAATTGTGCTTGCATCATACTTGATGTCATTCGAACATAAGGGTAGTTAGACATATCATATCCATCAGTTACACTATATTCAAAATCAAATGCTTTAATAATCATCTTATTTTTTGTTTTCATAGTGATATTTTTATCACTATCAATTGCCAAATCAGCACCTTTTATACTTAATTTTGAATTAAAGGTTTTAATATAATTACTATATTTAGTTCCATCTTTAGCAGAAGTACTATCCACACTAATAACAAACCCACTAGCACTTGTTTTAATTATATTCTTAATCGCTGAATATGATGATGTTGATAAATTATGTGTAATATTAAGTCCATTTGCCTTAACAATTAAAGGTGTTTCTAAGGTATCTCCATGAGCTACATATTTTAATATTGTTTTATTATCATCATATAATCTAAATTCATTTTTATATGTTATAACTCCATCTTCGTCTAAGTTTGTTTCAATATTTTCTAAGTAAAACGGTATTGCTGAATTCTTAGAGAGAAGAGTAACTATATTACCTTCAAATTGAGAAGCCTGAAGCTTATTAAATTTACTGAGAACTTGAGAATCATCACCAGTAATACCATCTGGTGTAATATTCATTTCTTTTGTTCCGTCTGTAATTGTTCCACCTGTTAATGAAAGTTTCTTAGCAATAACCTCCTTAATTTTAGTGTCATAATACTTAAGCATTTCCCACGTCAGTTTCTTTTTAAATGTTGCCAATTTCTTCTTCCTCCTTTCCAAATAAAGAATCTATATCTTCCTGTGTTACAACGGTTGAATCCAATTCATCCATTTTTGTATCTATTTCATTTTCAAATATTAGTTTATTTTTATTAATGAAATAATTATCACCAATTTGATTAATCATATATGGATGAAAAATATCACCATCTAAGACAGAAATTATCTGTCCGTTATACTTATCACTTGATGTTTTTATATAATTTTCTGCATCTTTAATGGTTGGGAAGGTATATATTTTCGAAGTAATAGGAATATAAGAAAGGTCTTCTTGAACTTGAAATTGTTCATGAGTATCTTTAGTTATGATAATATCATAAGCATCTAATTGACCAATATCTATTGCGTTTTGGATTTCGTCACGATTTTTGTATGCATATTTAATTCTATTCTTTGCCATAGCATCTCCTTTCTTATATTATTACTGAAATTAATCCGTCTTTAGTTGAATCTGCAATAGTATCACCAAGATCGTTAAGAGATATCTTATCTCCGATAGGTTTATCATTGGCTGTAAGATAAAGCTCAGATGTATCACTATCAAGTTTAATTCCGTCAGCTTTTTCCTCATTATAAGCAGTAGACATTTTATCTAATGCTTTTATTTTGACATTAATTTCATTTAACTTTTGTTCGATAGCAGTATAATTACTGTCAGGAATATAATCCTCATAATAATCTGAAACAGGATTTATATAGAATGAAGTTTCACTTGTATTTAATGAATATTCCTTCATTGTATCTAAATCAATCTTATTAAGTGTAAGTCTCATATAAATTCTTCCGTTATATCTGCTAGATAAATTAGTATCAACTGGCAACACACACTGTATATATCTTTCCTTGTATAAACCGTCTTGTTTTGTTAATAATTCAGAATTCACGTTACCCATTTGGTCTTTATATTTCAAAATTACATCAAAATCAGACAAATTAATATCTTCGTATGTTGATGGAATTAAGAATAATAACTTATCAACTAACTTATCTCTCTGATATATCGGCGTATTAACGGTTATCACTAATGATTTGTCGCTTAACATTAATATTGTCATATATTATAAATTCCTCCTTCCTTAATTATCAGCAAATAAGCTATCAATATCCTCTTCTGTTACAATCGTATTTTCTGCTTCTATTAAGGTATCATATGTTATTTTGACACTGTTAGGCGTAGCAGCAGTAGTGATAGAAGTGGATTCTACACTATCTGTAAGTTGTGTAATACCTTTGGAAGTTGTCGTAGCTTCATATAATTCTTTAAGAGGCACTTTGGTATTTGCATCAAGACTTGGAACACCATTAGCGACATCTTTATCTTCAGTTAAAACGAATTTATGATTTTTTAAATCGTCTTGAAAGTCTTTGATAATCTTATCCTGTTTATCTAAATGAGCCAAAGCTTCTGTAAGTGCGTCAAACTCATAAGAAGATTCAATATCATCATAATCAATAGGAATTGGTTCGATATTAAGCATAAAATTCATAGTCGATACTATGGGTGCATCTAACTGAATAATATCATCAATCGACTTTTCACCTAATGAATATACTTTACGCATAATCATGACATCTACATCACATTTACCTGGAACGACCAACATTTGCTGTGTTAATTCAATCATGATTCTATTATTTACAATTTCACATTGATTAAAGACATTAAAACCATCTGGCTTCTTAAATCGTACAAAGGCACTTGTAGTATTAGTATCAACATCGTATATTATGCCATTGTGTGTACATGTAACTTCGATTCCACGTCCAGTATCATATTGTTTTGCCGATACCTTAACAATGTTCTTGTTGTACAAATCCAGTGAAATTTTAGCAATTGTTTGCATCTTTTTCTCCTTTCTAATAAAATAAGGAGTATATGAAATATATACTCCTTTAAGCAGCTTCCAATACTGTTAAACCAAATAAACCTTGAGAGGTATAAGTAAGTGTCTTTGTTCCAGTCTTTGTGGAACCTGCTTTTAGCAATACACTTACATTTTCTACGTTTTGAAACCAGTACACAAATGTCGCTCCTGCGTCTAATTCAACGGCATTTGATGATTCTCCATAACGATGTGTATTTGCCGTAACACATGCACTATTAACATATATAGCACAAGCAGTAGTTCCATAATCGCTAGTCGTATCAGTCCATACTGCGGCATTAAGAATAAATAAACCAGTGCCATTAATAGTCCATGAACGCTGGAATGCCTCTTTATCTGATGATGTTGTTGTGGCTCGTTGATTTAATTTATCATAGAGTACAGGAATTTCTAAGCCATCATCTATTTTAATATCAGTGAATTTTGCTGTGTCACCAATAAGATCTTGAACTATGCTAGTTCCTCCCACATTAAGATTATTTGTAATCAAAACATCTTTTGTGAATCTGGATGGCATAGCACATTCAAAAGCTTCATATTCCGACACTTTACCAAAAGCTACGCCTTTTGCCGAAGGATGAATATCAATTAAAGAATAACCCACACCTAATCTAATATGGCGACTGGATTCGCCTTTGATAGTGTCATTTAAGATCAAGATTATATCATATGAATATTCGGTAGACGCACCTTTAATTATGGCATTATTTTCAAATTTATATGTTCCAGTTGAAGTATCATATACACCAGGTAAATCAGTAAGTTCATCAATACTATTATAAGTAGAGTCAGATGCTTTCTTAATTTTAACCGTAAAAGTATGCGTATTGTCATTTAATTTATATATGTACGAACTAATATTTAATCTTATATTATATCCTTCTTCATTTGGAGTCCCATTATCATCACATCTTACGGCTTCAAAAATATCTACATAAGGATATATATATCTATATACTTCGATATTAGTTGAATAAGTAGAAGATATATTTCTTGAATCTGTTATAGTTAGTGTTAATGGAAGATTGTCAGATATAGAATTTAGAGATAAAAATTTAATAACGTTACTTGTTATTGAAGATAAGAAACTACTTGTGTAAGTCATTCCATCTAAAGATACTCTTGCATTTGAAAAAGTTGCACCATATTTCATTTTGGCACTCGGAGTAATCATAACCTTAGAAATGTTTTGTATGAATTTTCCTCCACCAACAGTATCTTTAAAATTTGTTGGATCTGAAATTACACAAGATATATCTGGTTGCACCTCTGACGAAACAAAACTTACAACCTGCGTAAGTTCATCACTTTCACCAATCTTATTAGAATATCCAGAATCAGAGTATGTTTCAACAACAACTCCTATCGTTACAGAATTCTGATTTGTATATCTATTATATATACTTTCTCTTTCAGATTTATTGAAAGAAAAAGTAGTAGAAAAAGAATAAGCTCCTCTATTACCTAATTCAATGTCCTTAATTTTAATTATATTTGGAATACTAATTCTTAGATTATAATAATAAGAATCTGTTTGGGTTGCACATGATACAGAAAATGTACCAGATAAATCACTTGGCTTAGAAAATGATTCACATGATGCAGATCGAGGAATAGTCGTTAAATCAATATCACTAGAACCACTTGCATCACCACAAGTATAATATTGACCAGTAGTATCGTTTACTTCGAAACTAAAATCAATATTTTTTGTTCCATCAGAATTATGATGTATTGTTTTATATCCAGATATAATGGTAATTTTTTCGCAATCAAATACAGGAATATTGCTATAAAAATCTTCATCATCAATTGTAACATGTGCTTGTATTCTATCTGGTGAACCGCTCCAATCCCAGTTCCACCCTCCACCATATTCATCAAGATTCAAGGAATAATATACTTCGCTTGAATTACTTGAAATGTCATAAGAGGTTTCAAAAACATTAAGTTCAAAATAATGATGACCATTTGAACCTTCAACTACTAATTGCGCCATTTATTACTCCTTTCACATTAACTTACTTTGACTAATCTTAATCCACCTGATGCAGATGGTATCCATTTGAAGTTACCAATTTGCGACCAATCAGATGTATTAACCTTATTGACATTAAGCATTTGATCGGTGAAATAAGCTAGTTTATTATTATATTTATCAACAAAGACAATTTGATTATTTCTCAGCCATAACTTAACATCTGAGTCGGCGGTTGCACTAATAAAAATACCGTCCTTAGTGAAATCAAAATGCTGATTAATTACACCGATTTCATCATTATATTTTTCATACAAGTCATTAATTTTTTCGTCAGAACTTTCTCTAAAAGTATTCAAAGAACTGATATCTTTATCAAATTGAGAAATGCTTACTGAGATAGTTTCGGTATCCTTTTTTGCATCATAAGCAGTTTTGGCAATATTCTCAATTGCGCCATCTCTGACAACAATAGTCCATTGATACACATTATTGGAATATAAAATTTGATTGCATGTATAGTAATAAGGATATAATTCATTATACAGTGGTGTAGCCAACGTCCAATGTCCATATCCAGTATCATTATTTTCAATGACATTAACTGGTGCAACAGGAGTAGTATCTTTTGAATTAGACGAAAAATATATAGGGACTACACTTGTTACGCTCACGCCATCATTACCTATATATTTACTCCAAGTATAATCTTTTGGATCATTACTCTTATTTTCATTGTCTTTATTAGTAGCTATACCAATATATTTAGTAGAACTAAGTGGGGTATCTGATATATTTGTTCCATTGGTATCATCGGCATACATTATCCATGTGTAATACGATTCACCAGTATCGCCTTGAATACCCTGTTCACCTTTTTCTCCGTCCTTACCATCCTTACCATATACACCATAAATTACAGGAGTCGTATTTTCACTATCACCATTTGATTTAATATTGGTTAAATATATCCAAAGATATCTCTTCTCATTAGACACATATTGAATATCTGTTGTCCATCCTTGAGACTCTATAGTAATTCCTTCAGGTTTATCCGAAACCAAATAATGCATGGTTTGGGAAACAATAGTGTCACCAACAATATCCGTAATATCCTTCTCTTCATTGTTAAAATTAATTGACAATTCTACATTTTTTAGACTTAATTTTTGAGTTTTAGCATCATATATTAATTTTCCGTCAGCCATTTCAAAGCCGCCTGTTTCAAGGTTTATATGTGTTCCTTTTAACTCATTATTAAGATTAGAATAGTTAGCCGAATATATGTCACCTGCAACCATAAGACCAGATATTACAAACTGTGTATTCAAACCATACTCTTCATGTGTAACTCCATTAAGAGTATATTTTTGTTTTCCTAGTGCAGTAACAGCGGTTCTCCATCTATCTGTCGTATATACAAATTCATTAGCATTAATTCTTGCCTGTTCATCTTTGTAGTTGTCAATTACATCGTCATAACTTCTAACAAGAATTCCATGTTCGTCAAATATTGCAGTTGAATTAGTATTATGAACATTATAGAGAGCAGAATTTAATCCTTCTTTCTGCAACTTTTCAAATGTAAGATTAGCTTTCTCACCCTGACTTGCCTGCTTAACAGTAGAAGAGTAGCTTGATACCATAGATTGTGATTTTGTAAGAATGTCTTTAACTATATTAACATCTGGACTTCCATATCTATATGCATCCGAAAATGTGACAGATAATTTGCTTAAATCTCCATAGGAAATTGAAATATCTGCCAATCTCATTACATAAATTTTTCCATCAATCTTAGTTCTGATAAAGTTACCCAAAGTAAAATCATCAAGAATAGGTTCGAAAATTCTGTTTCCGTCTTTGTCAGTTAATAGAAGGAGATTTTGCAATGTACCTGAGATAGTGAATTGCTTCTCACCAGATTTAACTAATTCTTTCTTGGCAACTACCAATAATTCATTAGCTTTATCAATTAATTCAGTATTGGTCAGTCCATCAGATATATAATTCTCGTTACTATAATCATCTTCACGCCTATAATAAGTGAACAATTTCCAATATTCTTCACCTATATACGATTCAAAATCAAGCTCATTATGAGTCTTAGATATTAAATCCTCAATATATTTCTCAAGTCCTGTGATTGTGTCTAATTGGGAATTTCTATAAGATAATTCAGTCTCTAATGCGATAAAACGTTCATAATATGGGAGATAAATAGAATCGTGTAGATCAGAAGAATTAGATGCGACACCTTGTTCAGTGAGAATATTAATTGCTGACTGATAAGCAGATTGGTAAGAAGTCAATCTTTGAGCAGAATACTTGTGAATTTCTTCCTTGAATTTGTTAATATCTTTAGTATTATAAATATCCTGAAGACCTTGATCATTAACCTTACCCATCGCTTTATCTACTTGCTGATTAACGTAAGCAATATAATCATCGTTGATTTCAATACTTATAACATCTTTCATTTCAGCCGTGTCTTTACTGTCAGAATAATTGGTTAATTTGAAGCGACCAGTCCATGTTTGAGATTTAAGTGTAGAACCATCAAGAATTTCAATCTTATAAATGGAAGTATCAATGATTGCTTTTGCCATCGCAAGAACTGCATTGTTAGCAGTGTAAACAGATATCTTACTTACATCTGTAACCGCTACAGGAGACAAATTAGATGGAGTAAGCAAAGCTAATTGAGATGCCGCTGTTTTATCCTCTTGCTTCCATGTCGGCATCATAGAATTATTAAGATAAGAATATAAATCAATGACATCATAATACACAGATGTTATATTACTCCAACCTATATACTGCTGTTGAATAGAAGAGTATGTAGTTTCGGGATAATATTTTTTGATATATTCAATAATATCGTTATATTGATTTACAAGAGAAGCTTCTAAGGAAAAAGATTTGTTATTAGTGTATTCATCAACAAGTTCATCATATGATTTTATCTTAGATTGTAGCTCATCTGGCATATCTGACAAAGTATCTTGATTGAAATAATATATATAATTACTGCCGTTAGGATTAATGTTCTTCAATGTTGCATTAATTAAATCATCTCCACCAATAACTCTAAAACAGTTTTTAACACTGTCTGTTTCCGATGTTAGCTGTATTTCAGAACCAAGATTATTTTTATCTACAAAGATTGATGTATCTTTGCCATATGGTTCATGTAAAATTGTTCCTTCACACTCAGGACAAATTGTAAACACATCTTCGCTTCTATATCCACAATCCAAACAACAAGTTTCCATATCGTATACGTAGACACTTCTTGTATTTGAATCAAATAAGAATATACATCCAATTTCCTGAGAAAGAGTGCTTGTTAAGAAGTCATATATGCTTGTACCATCTATGCTGAATGAACGCTGAATTTTTAAGAGAGTTTCATCGACATGAGCAATTGTATAACCAGGTGCTTTTTCAAAAATTCTATCCAGCAAAGAACTATCTTTCTTATCAGGGTTATAAAATATAGTTGGCTCGGTGTATTCTTCACGAGCAATATCATCCTCTGTATTAATTTCAATGTCGTGTAAAATTACTTGCCCAAGTTCAGCTTCACACAACGATTTAGCTGTTACAAGTTTCTTTGTATTTTTTTCTGATTCGTCTGTTCCAACTGTAATCTCGAACCATTCATCATATTCTTTAACGTATATCGTTTTAAAATCAACGATTTTATCCCACAGATTTTCAACATTATCATTTTTTTCTTTATATACATTAAATGATAATTCGTCAACTACATTGAATTGTGGATGATATGTTATAGAATCGGCAGGAATATTAATAATTTCGCCAAATTTTTCAAGATTTCTGTTACCTAGAATAATATGTAAAGGTCTTATGCCTTGACCAGTTTTCTGCATTCTAAGTAAATTTTTTACATTAATTTTCTGCACTAAATTCCTACCTTTCTAACAGATTGATAATTCATAGTTATATTTATATTAAGTGTAGAAGAGTAGTAATTATCTCTGTTGTTATATGTGTTTATAATTTTTAACCAATTGTAATTAAAATCATTGGCAATCTTGTGATTAAGATTATCAGATGTAATTATTCCATGCTTATTATCAAGAGTGATTTTTTCTCCCTGTGAACAATTCTCAATAATAAATAATTCGTTATCTGCTGAATTAGTTATAGTAAGATTACCAGCTTCATTACAAGTTATTGTCGTGTAAGGATAAGTTTCTCCAATCTCATCTGAATCATCATGTACACAGAACTCCTTTACATTTGTGAAAACTAAATCGTTACCATCATTAAAAGCATAAGCAGCATTGGAAGTAAACGTGCATTCTATTCCATATATATCATCATTAATCTTAATTGCTTGGATATTAAATGATCCATAAAAGGATATGTTCTCATAGCCTTCTTTATTTATTTTGAACTGTTCAAATCTCTTTCTATTAAGCCACCTGTTGATTGCACTGTATTCTTCTGGTGTTATTGGAAGAGGTTCACAGTTATAATCTAATCTACATAACTGGATGATGAAAGAATAATCTTCTTCATATGATGTTCCATATAATTCAGATATATCTTGCCCAACCGATTTAATTGAATTGAATGTCAGATTAGAACCAGATGAGACAGTTTCAGCACCGCCAGAGGAAGAGTCGAAATTAACCGCAACTAATCCGTAATCACTTGCCAACTCGTTTGCATATTGAAAATCAGTAAACATGTCTTTCACCATCCTTTTTTATTTGAAAATTCTGAATAAACTTTTGAAAAATTTATTCAATTTGTTTATATAGCCTGCCTTAATTGAATCCATTTCGGCTATTTTTTCATCCAAAACAGCAATCTTGGATTTATATTCATTACAAAGTTTTTCGTACATATTTTTCGATATAAGTGCCTTTTTTATAAGCAGAGAGAGATCATCAATCTTCTCATCAACCCCTTTACTACTCATTGAAACCGTGATTTCATAATTGGCAATTTTAGCTTTTAGTTCTGCGTTTTCTTTTTCGAGTAGATTGCAGTGACTTTTGTAATACTGCAATTCATTACTTTCTTTATTTTTTTTTATTTTCGACATTATTGATTCTCCGTATAAGATAATTTAAATAAAAGGCACACCAATTATGGTATGCCTTAGTTGATATTTTATCTAAATGTTAATTTATTTAATGAATTCCTACTTAATATATTTACACAATTATTCTACCTTTTCATTGAATATAATGATATAATAGATTAAATAAATATTATACAAGGAGGATAATTTATGAAAACTATAAACAAAAATGAAATTGACACAGTTGTTAATTCAATAATGCTTGATATATCTAAGGATATTCATAAAGATTTCCAAGATAAACTCAATGAAATTCCTGATGAATATAAGAATAATCCATATTCATATGGTGAATTGTGTGCATCATTTGCCATCAACAAAGCCAGTATGATTATATCAGAAGTTTTAAAAGAATTATTAATTGACTAATATAAATTAATTGTTTATAAGGTGTATTAATAAATACACCTTATAATATTTATCTAAAAGTCAACATATTGAGTGAATTTCGTCCTAATACCTGACCAAGAGTACCCTCTTGAATTGCCTTCACAAATCTCTTATCTTTTACCATCTGTTTCATAAAGTCCTCATAATTCTGTACATTAGGTAATGATAAAGTTACATCTCCAAATTGTACATCAACCTTGTTAGACAGATTATTAGACATATTAGGAATATCAGGTAACTTAGCACCTAAGTTATCAATATACATGTTTGGTGTAGTGATACCCTTAGAAAGATTCCAAAGTTTTTCAACTTGGTCTTTGTTGAAGACTGTATCACCTGAATCAAATTGACGAAGTACACCATACTTAGTAACAAGTACTTCTGAACCTGGATCATCTTCACCATAAATATGAAGTCCACTTATTGCTGATTTAGTTCCTTTACGATAACCATGACTTTTCATCCAATCAAGCATCCATACGTTCTGATCATAAGTAGCGTAATACTGTCCTTCACCACCCATTTGATCGTAGTACTGACTACGAGCTGCGAATGATGAATCATAATCGTGTAGCTTAAGGCGATCCACGATTGATGTGTCTATATTTAAACTATTTTTATCGAAATAATCCTTACTATATATCCAATCAACACCGTCACTTCCAGAAGAATCATTATCATCTGAACCAGTATCCCAGTTTCCACTCCAATCATCACCAGAATAATCATTACCACCTGAGTAACCGCCATCAGAACTTGCATTCTGTTCAGCCTGCTGTCTTGCAATCTCATCGGCAACTCTCTGTGCCTCGGCATTACTATTTGCAAGTAATCCCTGTACAGCGGAATTGATATTATCACAAACATCTTTAATCTTTGAATTGCTATCAATGAAACTTGTACTGAAATTATCAAGAACCTTAGTTATATTACCAGTATTAGTACTCCATATAGAAGCCATTGATTCACTTAGTTTATAACCATAATTTTCAGCAGTAGAAGTAATAGTTTCTGCAATATCAGAAGCATTATCATTAGATTGGTCAATAATATCCTGAATTAGATTATCCAATTGATCCAAACGCTGATTGAGCCATTCTTGTGTATTATCTTTTAATTGATCTAAAATTTTCTCAGTGTCGCTAATAAGCTTTTCATATTCAGTATCTTTCAAATCATCTTTAGCAGAATTAATCTGGTCTTTAAGCTGCTGAATGTTCTTCTTACCTTCCTCAGAATTATCACCTTGATAAGCAGAGTATTGTTTCTCTAAAACATTAAGAGCTTCCGTTTTCTCACGAATAGATTTCTCATAATCGTAAGCGTCCTTCATAGTACTCATAAGCTTTTTGTATTTATCAATGGCATCTCCAAGCTTATCAATAAAATCACTATAAGCATCATTAGTCAAATCCTTAATGGCATCTTTTTCGCTCATAGCAGACTTAATAGCTTCTTGTTCCTTATCAATAAGGTCTTGTTTTCTGTCAAGTAACTCTTTGTCATAAGGATCATTAGCTAAATCAGCATCAATTTTAGCAATTTCATCTTTATAAGCTTTTGCTTGATTAAGGTATAATTGGTATTTCTGTGCAAGTAATGCCTGAGCAGCCTGACCTTCTTTTGTCATATTACCATTATTGTCAGTTATTCCAACATCTTTGAGTAATTCTGTAAGGAAGTCTGTTTCACTAATAAGGTTTTCAACGTCATCACGAGTTCTATCAAAAGCATCCCAATTAATCTGGCGAATGGTGTTATCATACTCGACCAAAGCCTTCTTAGCATCTAAAATACTTGAAGAAACTTCATCTATTGCTGACTGCATAGAATACCAATCCTCTGATTCAGGCATAATGCTTCCAGAATTTACAGCAGAATTTAATGCATTGACTAAAGCATCCCTTTCGGCTTCGAGTTTTTGAAGATTCTTATTTTCCTGGTCAATCATTGCTGAATTGAGTAGAGTAGAAGAGAACCAACCCTTTTCGTTCATAAGTTCATCTTCTTTACTGTATAAATCTCTAACGGCAACAATCTTATTAATCTTTTCTTCAAATTCAGAAGCTACATTATCGAATCTACTCTTAGCAAGTCCTTTTAGCTCAATACCAAGTTCCTGTACAGCAGTCTTAGCGTCTTGTGCTTTATCATAGAAATCCTGACAATCAGATATAGCATCCTTCAAATCATCATCGTAAATAACATCAATACTTATTGAGCCATCTGCAATCTGATTCTTATAATAATCGTCAAGACCATAAGAATTAAATGCGTTCATGTAATATTCATAAGCCTGTGACTGTGCATTTATCTCATCTCTGAGTACACTCATAGAATCAGCCAATGCATTATTACGCTTGAGCCATGTAGTTGTTGTATCAGATACAATATTCTTAAGTCGTGAATATGCTGTAGAAATCTTATTGATTAAGCGTTCAATCCAGTTAAGTTTTTCTGCTGTTTGAGAAGAAGATGAACTATCACTACCGCCTAGACCTTGCCATGATGTATCTATACTTGCATTAATCTGATTGTAAGCCGCATCATCTATGGCATTTTTCATCTTTTCGGCTGTGTTCCAGACTGAATCTATATTATTCTGCAATTCTTTATAGGCATTACTAACATCATTGCCATTCATTTTGAATTTATGATTGTTGTCAGTTACAACCTTATCAAAGTTAGATTTTGAATAAGATTTACTGAATAATGAACCACCTATAGCACCTGGATTTCCTGCGGATATAGCATTTTTAGTAGCTTGAATATTAAAGTCAATACCATCATTTACACCCATAGCCTTATAAAACTCTTTATAAATGTTTGCTATTTGTTGTATTGCCTGTGCTGTAATATTAACCTTTGCCTGTTCCATAGTAGTCCAGTTTGCAACATCTGTACCATAAACTGCTCCTAATTGATTAATCAGTTCTGGATAATTGGTTTTAAGGGTATTAAAGAAATCCTCATCTGTCTTAGCTTTTTCTATAACGGATTTAATATAAGCATCTTTATCATCCTCATATACTCCCTCAAGCTCTGCAAACAATTCTTCTTCAGATATTATACCAAGTAAATATTCAGATAAAGCCTTTTTAGCTTCTGGATACTGCTTAATAATACTCTGCATTGAAGATACGCTAATCTTACCATTATCTGATAATTCTTTCTGAATTGTTGATAGCAAGTCAGCTTCTGATTGTAAATCTGCAAGAGTAGCAGTTTTAGATTTATCGTCTGATTCAGTGAGAAGAGAAGTAGGATCATCAAATGACTTTACTTCTACACTCTGTTCAATAGGGTTTTTATCTGCTTCCTCTTGAACTTTCTCCATAGCTTTCTTATATTCAGGAATATACTGTTGGAATATTTCAAGCCATGACTGCATATTTGCATAAGCTGTAGCATCATATGCATCTGTACCCTCTGCCTTCTTCATCTTCTCCATTTCAGAAGTAAGCTGATTATATAAAGTCTCTTTATTCTTATCAAAATCCTTTGTCAATAAGTCAAGAGTATACTGTGCATTTTCAACTGACTGCTCTGCTAAAACCTTCTGATCTTCATCAGTGGCATTGTTCAACTCTTTTACTGCGTCATTATATGCGTCTGTAGCAAGTTTAATCTTTGCTAACTGTGCAACGGCTGTATCCTTGTCATTACCGCTTGTAGCCATGTTCCAACTTACACCGTTGGCAGTTCCGTCACCATTAAAATTCTTAGAAACAGATGATATAACATCTGAAGCATTAGAGCCAACATCAAAACCATTACCAAATTGTTTATTAAATGCTTTCTCTGAATCTCTAGCCTGAGTTTTTACCTCTTCATTATTAGCTTCCTTAAGTTTTTCAATCTTCTCATCTAATAAAGCATTCTGATATTTAAGGTTTTCAATATCTGCTTTCTGTGCTTCTGTTATAGTACCATCTTCCTGAAGCTTCTGTAATTCTTCAATTTTCTGCTTGTTTTCTTCAATAGTGGAACTATATTCAGATATAGAATCAGAATTTTTAGATACATTTTCTTCTGATTTTTCAATAGACTTGTTATATTTGTTGACTGCTGTTGTACCATCAGCCCAGTCCTGAACTGCATTTACTATTTTTATTGCAGCTCCAATAGCAAGAATAGTACCTGCCAAAGCCAATAATTCTGGATGTAAAAACGCAAAATTTTTAATATCTGTTGTAAGATTCTTTATTTCAGTTTTTATACCTCTTATAGAATTTTTTAAAGTTGTAGCAGTAATAGAAGCTGTTGTTTGTGAAACTGCAAGTCCAGTAGTGGTAGTGGTCAAAATAGAAGTACTTGATGCAGCTTTTATGTTTTCTACACTTACACCAGCAGAAGCCAAAGCACCTATTTGTTGTTGTTTTGTTAATTCAGAAGTAGAAATGATAGTTATCTTCTGTTCTTCGTCTAAATCTTTTAAAATATTTTTATATGCTAGATTGCTACCCGTACCACTTTTTATTACTTCATTAAACTGCTTTTGTGCAGTTATAAATTTGCTTGTATTCTCTCCAACAGAATTTAATTGCTAAAAAATGGTATATATATTATAATGTTTTGTAATAAATATAAAAAGGACGGATAAAGATATGTATTTTAATTGTGTATATTATAATGAGAACAATGAAATAACATCATTAGAATTAGAATGTGAAATATGTTCAAATAAAATAGAAATTGAATTACCAGATAATAATATCTCTACAGTAAAAGATAACTATTGTATTGTAAGAAATGGTGGTAAAATATTATGTAAATGTGGAAACAGATGTCAAAGTGGAACAGTGGGATATAAAGAAATAAAATATCCTAATAATAAAAACAATATAATTTACACTTCAAGACAATCTGGAATCGCCCAAGTCAATGCTCAAGCACAAGATTGGTTAAATAAGGTTCATTGTCCATATTGTAATTCAACAAATTGTAAGAAGATATCAGGAGTATCAAAAGCGACATCAGTAGCGATGTTCGGTATTTTCTCACAAAAAGTTAAGAAACAATGGCACTGTAATAATTGTAAGAGTGATTTTTAGAATAAATCGTAATATAAAATGGTAAAAATATTCCTTATTTACCTTATAATAATTTTAAGCAGGGGTGGTGAATTTATGTATAATAATATGTCTCCAACAGAACTATGTTGGCAAACAGGTGATTATACTGATGAATGTTATTGTGAATTCTGTGAACACAGTGACGAATGTAGCGGATCTGAAGATAAAGACTAATAGGGTAGAAGAATAGTGAGAAATTACGATTCTTCGCAAAATAAAAGACACCTTAATCGGTGTCTTTTTTATTATCAAATATTATTAAATATATAATCTAAATCCGTAATCACAATTTTAGTTCCGTCATAATACTTATTCATTATTTTTCTTGCTTTTGCATTAAGTTTTCTTTTTAAATCATTTGGTATCTGTACACTCTTACCATTCGATTCATTTGTATATTCCTCAACTACATGTTCTTTTTTAACTGGACAAATGTTTTGCAATAAGAAAGCAGCTTCTCGTCCTTGTACATATCCAAATTCAAGACCATCATAGACTTTATATTTTTTCAGTTTATTATTTAATATTCTTCTATATTTATCTACTTGAGAAGATATAGGAATCATCCAATATATATCAGGATTTCTACAATCAACAACGGAATAGAAGCATGGTCTTCTATGTAATCCATCAACAGAAGCTTCTTTATTCGACATTACTCCATAATGCTTGAATTTTTCACAATATTCATCTGATAAAAAATAGAATTTTTCTTTTGTCATGTTCCCCTCATAATAGAAAAGGACTCCGAAGAGTCCTATTTTGCTCCTGTGCTTTTGTTACACGCCTTACAGGTGGCGAGAAATATTTTGTCTCCGTGCTTTTATATACTGCTTTACGGATAGCAGTGAAATATTTTGTTAAAATCATCTCTGATCTCTTACTTATATTATATTCAATTATATACATTTGTAAACCCAAAACATTTGTTCCTATGCAAAATATTTGACAAAACATTCATCTGAATGTAAAATTCACTCAAATGAATGTAAGAGGAGGGTAATATGAAAACAGAATTTTTTAAATTATTAACAACATCTAACATACTCAAAGAAAGAAGAATTAACCTTAAATTAACTCAGCAAGAAGTTGCTGAAAAAGCAAAAATTCTACCTCAACAATATCAAAAATTTGAAAGTGGAGAGCGTAAAATAGAATCAGCCACTTTTCAGACTGCTTGTAAAATAATTGAGGCATTAGATATGGATATTAATAAATTCTATCATGGAGAATATTCATTAAGCGATGACAAAATAACGCTTAATATTGAAAAGGATAATATGTAATGATTAACATTTAATAATACGACTGATTTAGATACCACACAAAGGAGTTACATTATGTTTAAAATCCATTATTGTCCTAATTGTCACCGAATCACATATACGCATTATATTAAATGTATATGTAGAACATGCAACATTGAGTGCAAAAATCTTGATATGGAGTTTGAAAAATTCTTCTCAATGACGGAATCCGAAAGAGAAGAGTATATTAAATCACAATTACAAAATTAGAACTATTGTTCTGGGATTGTATTGAATTAAATACAATGGTAAAATATAGACATTGGAGAAACAACATAGATGTGTGCCATAACACTCTATAACCGAAGGTTGTCCCAATGTCTATTTTTATGGCAGTCGGAAAAATGAATCTGCCCTTTCTGGGCGCATATTTCCCTAATTTATATTTCTATTCTATAGAGAAGGGAGGCGAGACATGTTAAACTTTTTAACAAGTATTATCGGAAGTGGTAAGTATAATTTACGTTCCATTTTAGGAAAAGTCATTGTCACAAGCATGATTTGTAAACATACTGAACTTTCTGATAGTAAAGTAAAAGACATCACTAATATGATGTTATAATATCTTTCTCTTTATATGCCATTTCATTTTTCTCCTTTTAATTTTTGGGGTAGGGCTGTCTCACGACAGTCCTATTTTATTATTCTCTGTTTATAAGTTATCTTTTTTGGAATTTTCTAGTTGAGTGAAACACACACTCAAGTACATTACTGAATTCCGAAATCGCAATGTACACTATGCATTATAAGCGAATGTCATACTTAAGGCGATGACTCACTTAGAGGATGGGTATGTCGTTGGGGATTGCTCTCTTATATAGTTGTTCTCTATATATGACCTTTCATTTCTATATATGGTCAACATTATAAAATGTAGAGTACCGTCCTGCTCGTTGCCCGTTGTTAATGATACTTAGACACCTATCAAGTCTTCTTGATATTCTCATATATCCACATATACAATTTTTTCCGCTTTCGCAACCTCATCCAATATAACTATATGAATTACGGTTTGCTATGTGATCCGTGGGTAGTTTGTTAAGCTACCAAGCATTCAAGCATTTACTCCTCCATGTAAAGTTTATACTCCGCTAAAGTGTTTGCAGAGTTTTTTATTAAGAATCCCATGTATCCATAGACTTGATTACAACGCCATTATGTTATTCTCTTATCTATGATTGACCAACTAAAAACTGTTGGAGAGAGTTTTTTGTGTAAGGTTTTAAAACCCAATCAAAATTCTTAATAAACTTAAAGATACCTGTACCAGCACCACCAACACCAATAATAGTTGGAAGTAAACCGAACTGATCAATGATTTTTGTTAATAGATTTAATATGATATCAAGTGATGATACAATATTTTTTACAAAATCTGTATTTATTGCTTTTTGCCAAAAATCTTCCATAGAAGCAGACAGTTTCTTAATTCGTCCATCAATAGAATCAACTATGGCTTCATTTTCACGCATTGCTGAACCTTCGGCATCACCAAGGCTTTCCATAACTTCATCAATTCTTTGATAGTTTTTAAGTAACGCCGCTACATTGTTCGCCCTTGATTTTCCAGCTATAAGTTCAAGTGTCGCAGCTTGTGAAGAATCAGACAACTTATCCCAAACTGCACCTAATTCTTTGATGATATCTGTTGTTGATTTAAATGTATTATCATCCAACATAATATCAACACCAGTTAAAGACTTAATTTGTTCACGAAGCTTAGAAGTTGAATCACAAAGACCATCTGTATCTTCCTGCATATCTTCTAATTCTGCCTTCGCCCCTCTTAAACGCAAACTTAAAACCTTAAGAGAGTTACCTGTGTTTTCACTATTTTGAACAATTTCATTCATGGCGGTAATAAGACCAATACTCTGTTCAAAACTATTATTACCAGTTTCAAGAGCAGATGCAGAACGTTTCATTGCTTCACCAATATCAGAAGCAGAGAGTGCAAACCGGTTGCCGATCTGATTATAATCATCAACAATTTTAATACTATCTTCAGCTTTTATATCAAAAGCTTTCATAGCTGTAATCATATCTTCAGTGGCTTCCGTGATGTCTACACCGTCACCAACATTAACAAATAATGTGGCATTCTTCGCAAGATCATTTGCCTGATCAAGACTATATCCTAATCTTAAAAAATCCGCACTAGAATTAAGCAATTCTTTGTTTGTTGTTGCGATCTCTTTTGCAGTTGAGGAGATAGTATCTCTAAAAGAATCATATTGACCTTCAGTTGCGTTTGATACCTTACGAACTTCAGTCATCGCTTCATCGAGTTCACGAACGGTATTTACGCCTTGTCGAACCATATTAATAACATCATAAATACCAACCATTCCTGCCATCTGTGCAGCAATCTGATGGAATCCACTATTCTTTAAAGTGTCCCACAATGTTCTACCAGCACGACCAGCTTCAACTTCGGCATTATAAATCTTTAAGATTTCACCATGAATCTTGTCAAGACTCATGCTAGGATTACCGCTTTCGATTTCACGATAATAAGCCTGAATCTTAGCCTTCGCCTCAGAAGACATCTTACTATTTTCATTGAGAAGCTTATGAATTTTGTCTAATTCTTTCTGACCAGAAACAAAGTTATATCCCTTTTCAGAAGCAGACATATTTGTAACAGTAGCAATAGTATCTTTAATTTTCTTTTCATACTTGTCTAAGTTCTGAATATCCTCATCAGTAGCGATACCATTTTGATTAGTCTTTATATTGTTGAGAAGAGTTTCATACTCTTTAACAGCATTCTTGATAGCCTGTACTTTTTCTAAATATGTATCGCTTGTCCAACCACCATCATTAAACCTTGCAATAGTAGCATCATAGCCAGATGTTTTCTTTGTGTAGGATTCAAGACGCTTATCAAAACCTGTAATTTGTTTATCTTGTGATTTCTGGTTCGTCTCAACAAGTTTTCTCTCAATTTTATCAAGTTGATCATATAAACTAACCAAACTTTTTTCGGATTTTAAAACTTGAGAGTCAGAGAGTATAGGCTGTTTCTGTAACTGAGAAATTTTATCTTCAAGTTTTGTCATTAACTCAAGTTCACCATCTTCAGCATTTCCACTGGCAACACGTTTTGCAATTTCAGAATAGCTCTTGATAGTATTAGTTAATTCTTCATACGCAATTCTGTTCTGTTTAACGTATTCTACCTTTTTCTGCTCATTCTCATAATTAGTTTGCTCTTTCTGAAAAGCTTGAGCTTTTTTCTGTTGAGCTTTTGCTAATTCGTCTTCCGCTTTGGCTAACTGTTTATCAACCTCAAGCAATTCTTTAGAGATATCAACTTCATCTTTTTTCTTATCGTAACGAACAATATTAGATCTGAGCAATTGACCTTTATCAGTTTTTGAGCTTTCTCCGTAAATTTCAGAAGATCCACGACTATCTTTTAATGTATATGATGTATGAAACTTTCCTTCAGAATCAGATACAGATTGTTTAGTAATCTTTATAATATCAATCAGTTCAGACTTTGCTAAATCTAATTTCTTTAGTACCGCATCGAAACTGTCCGTTGGAATATCAACTTGCTCAAGTGTTTTATCTAATTCTTTTGCGGAAGTAACAGCATTGTCTAATTTTGTATCAACATTAGGAAATGAGTCTTTCCTTCCAGATGAAATATTCGTTTTCTGCCCATTGACTTTTGCTTGTGCTTTAGCGACATCTTCAAGAGCAGAAGCAGCTTTCTTACTTTCATTAGTTATATTCTCTACTTGTTTGACAGCACCACTCGTATTGCTACCCATATTGCTCATGTTTTTATTAACATTGAGAATATTTTGACTTAGTTCAGAAAGTGATTTGTCAATATTCTGGATAGAATAGAGTAGTGTCTTCGCACCAGAATCATCTACTTTACCAAAAGCTTTACTTAAACTCTGTACTTCTGAAACAATACTTGACAGTTCTTTTGATAAATTCTCGAACTGTTTGAAATCACCTGTTCCTTTACCAAGAGAGTCAAGCATTTTTTTAAGATTAGAAATTACATTAGATAATTTTTTCTCATCAATATTTAATTTAATTGTATATTCTCTACCTTCAACAGTATCCAATCTATCTTGAACTTGTTTCATATCCGAAAGCAGTTTTGCTACATTTGATTTAATTTCTACATCATACTGATATGTACCTGGCATTTTCTACCTCACTTTCTTAAAATTTCGTCTATTTTTTTATTTACAATGTTACCTAATCGTCCACCAAATCCACTTTCAATGTCTCGTTCAACATACATATATGGAGGTAATGATTGATGCATCATCCACTGTCCGTGACCATGCTGACCATTCATAAACATATAGTCGAAAGCTGTACTTGATTGTAAAGTTTGTCTAAACCAACCTGCATATGAATCCATTGCACTAGAGTCCACGGAAAAATGGAGAATATTTCCTTTGCCTCTTGTTTTTGTAGAATCAAGAATTTTCATGAAGTTATATGTTCTTTCATAAGACTGTGGAGTATAGTCGTTGTACCAATCTATCAATGAATATCTGACAGATTCTTTTAGAAGTTCATTTGCTTGTGGTGCGACTTCTTCTGCAATATGATTTTCAATTCTGTCTAACTTCTTTTTAAAATCTGCATACATATTTTTTGCCATTTCATTACCTCCAGTTTTTTATTTTTTCGCACAAAAATAGGAGAATAGTATTACCACTCTCCTTATAAGAAAAGCTCTACACGCCGTGACACGCATAGAGCCTAATATATTGACAATATTTAATTGTAATGATATATTTAATAAGTGAAAATAATTGTCAGTCCTTAATTGAATTTCCAACATATATCTTCACTCAATTAAGGACATTTAAGCAGTATTATATGTAAAATACAGTACTGCTTTTTTTATTCTACTTCCTTAAAATCACCAGTTCTTACAAGTTCAATAACTTTAGTAATATCTTCCTGTGGAATTCCTTTTATCTTCTGTTCAATAAGTTTCATAAGTGGTTCAATGGTTTTATTTGCAAGTGTTCCAAATCTTTCAACCTGACGATTAATATATGCATGTGGTTCATACATATTCTGCATAATATCAGATTTATGCATATCAATAAGAGTTCTTATTTCAGATATTTCACTTGCTGGAATAAGTGGTGGAATTTCTTTTCCATTCACAATTTCTCCAATCATTAATTTATCAAGTAATCCAGAAGACTTTAATAAGTCATAATCTGTCATAAAATTAGTATTATCACTACAAATAAGGTTTGTATACTTTTCAATAACTTCTCTAACAAATAACATATACTGAACAAATGAATTAACATGTATATTATCAGTCTTACGGAATTTTATTTCACCATTTTCGTCAGTATATTTTTTCTGTTCAAACATAGTTCTATCTGTAATGACTATTGCAATAGCATCTTTAATGTTTACAGGTAAGTAAGATATAATGCTTAACTTTTCCTGTATATATCTATTCTTTAATGAATCTACACACTTATTATATCCCTCAACAAATTCCTTAACTGTTATCTTATTCATATTCCTTTATCTCCTTTATAAATTATTCTTCAACAATCGGTATTAAATCAGCACAAGCATCAGTATCTAACCCCATACTAAACAATTCTTCTGCACTGATAGACGTGAAATTAACATCTACATCAGAATCACTTACTGCATTAATCTCCTTAATAAAATCTTTCCAATTTTCATCTTCAGGACTAATTCTCTTCTGATTAGGAACAACTTCACCATTTTCATCAACAACGTCCTTTCCATATTTATTAACAAGAGAGTCCTTTGTCATTTCAAAGTCCTTTACAACTCCCTGAATTTCTGAATATAATCTGAGTAGTTTAAACTTAAATGCAGCATTAATTGCTGAGTCACCTTCAATTACATTTTTAATTCTTGCATTGACATTAATTATCTGATATACCTTTAATGTTTTGTTCATATCTTAATATTCTCCTTTATTTCACTATAATTTTTATTTCCGTTCTTGGATTATCCTTATCATATCCTGTTTTTAATGTAAGAGAATGTAAATGCTTCCCATCATCATCAATAATAAAACCTGATTCGCTAAATCCATCTAGGATAAATTTAGGAACTGTGTTATCACAATCCACACGCCTTTTTGTCGGCATATAAGTGGTAAATATCATCTCAAAAGACTCTAAGTGTTTATCTTGTAAACCTAAGTCCTTTATCCAAAAAACAATAAAATCTTTCCATTTTTGTTTAAGTTGATTCATCTGTATTCTTGGTAATATCATCCATGTGTTGATTGAGGGGTGCATTGGTCTTTCAATAGGAATTTTCCTTGCTTTAGGATGTTGCTTGAAATAATATTTATTATATTTCTCCAATACATCTTGGTTTAAAATCAAATCAATAATTTCTATATCTTTCATTCCTTTCTTGATTAAGGGGTAGGAGAGTGGTCTAGCCACACACTCTCCATATAAATAAAATGCCCTTACTACATGGCTAGATAGTAGTAAAGACATTTTGAATGTGTATTTATAATTTTTTGAAAATTAAGTGTGGCTTCAAAATTACTATGAAACCACACTTTCTTTATTATTAATATACTATCTAGGTATAATAAGAGACTGACCTGGATAAATAGTATATGGTTCTCCTATACCATTAGCTTCTGCAATAGAATACCAATCTACATCAAGCTTATCACCAATGGCTGAAAGACAATCTCCGCTTTCAACTTCATATGTATCATAAGATGGTTCTTCGTAAGTATTTTCTGGTGCAGAACTGCCATTAATAACAGAATCATTTACCCAACCTCTGCCATTCTCGATGAGATATGGATTTCTCGCACCTTCAGCGATAGCTGTAATAGTTCCATCTGTATAAAGTGGGTTAAGTGGTTCTTCGGAAGTTGAAGAAGCAAAGAGTGCTGAATATGTGACATATTCGCCAACAGAATGAGTAAGACCTGTAGATTCTTCCTCATCAGAAGATTCTGGTTCAGAAGTATTTTCATTATTTTCAACAATACAATCATCATTAATCCAGCCTGTACCATCGTTAATAAGATATGGATTTCTTGCAGATGCAATGATATTAGTAATTGTACCCCCGTAATTGAAGGTGTTAATCCATTTTCGGAAGTAGAAGACGCATAAATTGTATGATATGACACATAATCTCCTACATGATATTTTGTTTTAATATCATCTGATTCAGAGTTGTCTTCGATTGGTTCAGATGGAATAACTGGTTCAACATTAGGTAACTCTCCATAATAATAGTTAAAATCTGTTCTTGCCGAAGATCCATCAATAACAGCATCTGATGTACACTGCCACAACAGACAATCCATCGAAGGTTCATCTATTCCCCAATGTGCAAGCCATCTGTTAAATCCTTCAAAGGACATTAATCTACCATCGTTTAATACATTAGTAAAATAACTATAATTTGCGTAAACACCCGTTGTATATCCTGCGTCTTTGACAATCTGCATAAATTCTATACAAAAGTCTGTAAGAAGTTCACCGTTCTGTTCGGGAACAAGTCCATGATTTCTTTTATATCCGTCAGCATCTTCCATATCAAACCACACACCAAGAACAGGATTAAATCCCTGAATCATTCTTAATATATGTGCAGCTTCACTTCTTACTTCTTCTATATTAAGACAATAAGAATATATGTACACACCATAAGGGATGCCAAGTCTTTCACATTCCTGCATATTTCTAATAGCCTGTGAATCATCTTGACTTTCTATATCTGAGCCATAGCCAATTCTAATGATTACACCATCAATACTTAACTTAATTGTATCCCAATCAAGCTGTCCATTATTACTTGACACATCTATAATTCTATAAGCCATAATTTTCTCCTTTATTATTTTTAGGTAAAATAAAAGAACGAGCCTGAATTAGACTCGTTCTCATTAAAAGTTTTTATATTTAATTGTATTGTTATACCGCTAATTGCATAGGGTATAATTCCCATTTTCCATTTGGGTATTTATCAGCATTATCAGTTACTATCTTGTGTACTTCTTCAAGACTTCCAACATTGGTATCAATATGTATAACCTTACCGCCAGTTACACATAATTCCTCACATATTAAGTTATAAAACATTCTTCCCATATTCATTCTTCCTCCTCAATTTTCGATACAAAATAACTCATATATATCAACATTAAGAATGCGAGAAAGAGTAATAGCATTGCTAAGAAGTATGTCCTTTGTATTTCCATTCTCTATTTTATTTAGAGCCGCAACGGATATTCCGCTAAGTCTTGATAACTCTTGTAATGTTAATGCCTTTTTGTTTCGATAATACCACAGTTTATTTTCCATAATGTTAATATGTGTATGTATATTTTGTTTATACAAATTTTATCATGGTAAATTTTTACTGTGGTAGAAATATCATCTAATTGAAATCACCATTAACAAGCTTATTGTGGTATATTTCTCTAACTGCCTTCATTGATTCTACGATATATCCATTAGTCATATGATTATCAGCAAGTATTTTTTCATATTGCTCATAAGTTCGAAAAATATGTTCAAAAGCTTCTCTATTATAATTCTGCCCACCTGTAAGAGCAGAACAAAAATTAAGAAGCTCCCATCGAATATCAGATATCTCTTTTTGTACAAGATTGTCTTTAATATCATCTATACCTTTAGATATTTTTAAAATTTCCTGATACTGCCAATTATCGTGCTTTTCAAGCGTTTTAATACGGGTTTCAAAAGTTTCTTTATCTTCTTCATTTCCTGTTTTTATGCGAAATTTTTTTTTGAAATAACTGAATATTTCAATAATTTCCTTAGTTGCAAATAAGATGGCAAAGAACCCAAGAATGACTAATAAATAATCAATTTGTGCAAGTTTTTCTATAGATCCCACTCATACGTACCATCCCTTCTTACTTCTTCAAAAAATTCTTAAATGCTTCATATAAACCTGTGGAAGCAAGACCAGAGACAAGACCGCCAAGTAATATTTCAGGTGTAAAAGCCATATTCATCCATACGTTAAGTACCACACCCAATACACCCATGATTGCAGGAATATACTTATTAACTGCATCTGTTGTAACAATATTTTTTAATACATAACCTATACATAGGCAAATACCAACAATAATCGGTACTGCAAAATTTGTTAAAAATGATAAATCTGTCATAATTTATTTCCTCCTTATTTTTATTTGCTCAATTGTCTTAATGTTTCTACACATCTCTTCAATACTTCACAAAACTTATTTAGTTCAGCAATCTCTTCTTCACCACTTAATGTAATTCTTATACAACTATTTATATCTTCTTTGTTCATTTTAATAGCCAATAGAGTTGAAGATGGTGTCAAATCTCCGCTTGTACAAGCACTTCCAGTTGACACCTGATATCCATTCATATCAAGTAGTGTCATTAATGATTCACCCTGTATTCCTTTAAAACATATGTAGAGATTATGTGGTAATCTATGTTTCAAATCAGCTCCAACCAAATACGAATCTGGAATATTATTTTTAATGTATTCATAGATATAATCACGATTTTTAGATGTAATAGAAGAATAATCATAATTTTCAATTGCTTTACCAAGTGCAGCTATACCTATTACATTTTCAGTACCACCAAATAACCCTTGTTCCTGAGAACCATATATAAGAGGTTCAAGTTCAATAAATGACTTTTTGTATAAAACACCAGTACCTTTTAATGCTCCAAGTTTATGTGCTGAGAATCCTATACCATCAACATTTAAAGTTCTTATATTTACAGGGATTTGACTAATAGAGCCTGTACAATCTACATAGATTATTGCGTTATAAAAATGACACATTTCAATAATCTGTTTCACGTCTTGAATAGTTCCTATCTCAGAATTAGCATATTCTATGACTACAAGCTTCTTCATTGTATCAGATGATAGACACTCCTTAAGATCTTGAATATCTATTCTTCCCGTGTGATCAACTTTGAGTGGACACTTATATTTGAGTGATTCTATACATTTCAACACCGATTTATGAGAAGTAGGAGAGTATAACACTCTACATTCATTTCTCTGAGTATAACCTTTAATAAAAAGCGTATTGTTGGCTGAACCGCCAGATGTGAAGATAATGTCTTTAGGATCTGTACTAATGAATTTGGCGACATTATTTCGTGCTGTGGTAATTATTTGTTTCGCATTAACACCAGACTGATACATTGACGATGGATTCTGGTATGTGTCCAAAAGAGATATAATATAATCCTTAACTTCCGATTTTAATGGAGTGGTCGAAGCATTGTCTAAGTACATTCAATCACCACCTAATCTAAGTTATATTTAGAATACATTTCAGATAAAGCATCCCATAATCGTTTTTCTTTTTTATACTTCCATACTGAAATTTTATCTTCGTTCATGTATACCCATGTATAACGAATCCCCTTATCACGAAGAAATTTCATTTCTTCTACATAGGAAGTCGAATATTCTTTGTCAAATTTCATAATTTCCTTTCATTCCATAAGCGTAAAAAATAGGGAATACAAAATTCACAACATATGAAAATGTATTCCCTAAAATTCACACTCTCATATATCAATCATTTATTGTAGAAATAGGTTTCTTTTTATTTCCACTTTTTATTTTAAACTCGTTGTCTTTGGTATCTGTGTTTTTAATATCTTCCTTATTAATATCTTCAATAAGTTTTTTTATATTGTCCTTAAAAACACCAGAAACATCACATTTTGATAATCTTACTTTTGCTGATTCTTTAGTAATTGCATTTTGAGCATAGTCACTAACTGTCTCAAACACAGTTTTACAATTTTCTGTATCAAAAATATTTTTCCATACAGGGAGATTCAAACTGCTTGGACAAGAACCGCAATACTCATAAGGTTTACCACAAGTAAGACAAATTCTATTATTTGCCATTTTAAGTTCTCACTCCTTTGCATAAATAAAGAGAGTGGTAATAATCCACCCTCTAAAAATTATTCTGCATCAACTTCATCAGCATCATAAATGTTATAAAGTACCTTATCTGTTCCACAGTAATCAATCTCAAGATCTCCCTTAAAATCCATTTCGGCAGAATCTGCATTAATTGGAACTGTTGTTTCAGGAGACACCTGGAATGATGGGAACTCAATATAATCTGCCTTTAATTCATTCTTCTTGCATGGATTGTAATATGTAGCCTTAATAATGAATTTTACAGAATTTGGGAACTCATCAGCCTTATTCTGAATTATAGCACCTGTTTCAGATTCTCTAAGATACTTAATAAAGAACATATCGGCTTCTGTATCTGTAGGAAGAGAGAGTTTCCCAGAAGTAGACTCTATTGCAAACTTTTCTGTATCTGCCGCTTCACCCAATGTATATGTTTTTCCAATAGAACCATCACCAAAATACTGAGCAACTTTTACACTACCTGCTACATAATCTTTGATCGTAACATCAGCACCTTTCTTAACATGGAACATTTTTGGCATTGTTACCTTATTGCCATTAGAAGCAAAAATAGGTGTTGTTCCTGCTGAAGCAGCTATAATGTTTGTATTAACGAATGCATTTTTAGCAGAAAATGTACCAGCCTTTGATTTCCAGATTTTCTTAACTAAATTACCATTCTTATCTTTTACTTCTGTAGATTCAGCAGTTACTTCGACACTACCATCTGATAACTGAGTAAGTACATATAAAGGATTTGTTGTAGTTAAATCTTCTGCATAGCCATAAAGAATTTCTTTATAAAGTTTATCGCCTAATCTAAAAGCCATATTTTTATTCCTCCTTAAAATTGTTTTTATAAAATAAAAAATCATGCTGTGATTTTTACATCACGCATGAAATTAAATTCGTTTTTATCCACTTTACTTAAATCACACATACCACTATACATTCCACCAAATAGGGCACGAGTTGATTCATAAATTTGAAGTCGCTGAATGTTATACATAAATTCAAAATATCCGACTTCACGTAATTCATTTTTTTTGTAATGACAACCAGGATGATTAAGATAAAAAGCAATCATTGATAGAAGACTTTGCTGATTTTTATTTTCAGAGGCTTCTTTTTTCTTTTGAATTAATTTCTGCCTATCTTTATTTATCAAATCCTGTTTAAGTGTCTTATTAGATGTGAATTCTTCTTCTGGTGGGAAAGAGTTAAACATAAACTGTATATATTTACACATCTTATTTCTTGTATCTTCGTCTATTTCCAAATCTAATTCTTGACTATATAGAGTTAATGCGGTATCTCTATTAACCTGCTTTTGATATAATTTAAATGTGGAAAAATCAATATCTCCAAATATTAATTTTGAATAATTGAAATCTATTGATTTTATGAGAATTGAGAACAATTCAAGATTACTGATTTTATTCCAATCAATGCCCATATCCCAAAGTTGAAGTCTATAAGCCGTTGTATTCGATACAAATGGTGTAATTACTCCATAAATATCAGTTTCACTATTTGAATCAATAAAGTCTTGAATAGATGGTTGATGAATTATAATTTTTTCATTTATTATATAATCTTCACCAAAATACATTTTTAAAGGATTGAATCCTAATTCTTCAACTTCTTGAATCTGTTCATCTGAAAGTTGTTGTTCTATAGTTTGCTGAATAAAAGAATTATTAGAAAACATTTTATCCATTATTACCACCTCTTATTCTTATAAGAAGTAGTACCATTTGAAGAAATAACAAGATCGTTTGGAAGTACACATTGATACTGTAATGTACGAACAAGATAATTATTATCTGTTGTAGATTCTTTATTACCTATTGGTGTAGGTTTTTCAATTTCAAAACCAGTCCATGCAAAATTCTCCCTAATAAGCGCAGCTAATAAATCATGTCTTGGTATACCAGTTAATTTATCAACTCTATCATTTCCATGTACAAAAATGGTAAATGTGATATTAAGAAGTTTTTCAGTAGGATTATATCTGACATTTTCATCAGTTCCTACTTGATAACAAATATAATGTTTAACTTCTGTCTGAGTATCAGGAATAAATAAGAATGGACGTATATTTGCTGTACTACCAATATAATTATCCCATTCTCCAAGTGGTTCATATTCACCTAATTCTTCATTCCATTCCCAATTAATATTTCCGTCATCATCAAAAAGTTCTGATTCAAGTTTTTTTTCATTAAGTGCATATAATATTTCAGGACACTGTAGAAAAATCTTTTCAATTTTCTTTTTGATACGAATCACATCATCATCAGGAGATTCTTTATAAGCACGAAGTTTTGTAAGTAAATCTTTTTTAGTTATCATTTTATTTTCTGCCATAAAACACCTCCTACTCAGTTAATTCTAACAGCAAAATTTCAGATTCAATCGGCAAGTTATCCTTAATAATTTCACACTTAACAGACAATATTTTGCCGATAACAGAATTGTCACTAGGAAACTTTACTTTCTTTTGGTTGTACTCTGTACCAGCTCGCCATGTTACTTTATCAGTCGAGTCTTCATTATCAATAGAGCAAGTCCATGTAAAGGTTGCATCAGCATATTCAGTTGTAATATCTTCATTGGAATCATTAAATAGATTTACTGTGAGATTTTTATAGCTGCCACCAACTTTGATTGTTGAAGTGGATGCTGAAATTCTTGCTGTAATGGAAGATGGGGGAGTGATTGGAGTAGATGGATCTGTTGGGGCAATTTCTGAATCGAAATAGTTCGCATACATTTCGCCCGTTTCAAGATTAACATAATCCGTATGCTCGTTAAAGAAATTACTATAAATAGTTAATTTTTGTATCCCGAATGGTTGAACATTTTCACATTTTGTCACAGTCCATACTGTAGGGTGTTCTGTTAAAGCACTTACTACAACACGCATATTTTTAGAATCTTCAGAAGTATACCAAAATTTCTCTGTAATAGAGTTCATTGGCAACCATATCTTATCCTGATTATCAGTATGTGTAAAATATCGGTCGGTGTAAGTGCCTATAGTGTAGGAATTCTGTTGTCTTAAACAACACCACATACGTCTCTTGATGCGCTTATCATTAGATTTTTCAATCCATGTAAGTTCGTAATTTACTGGTAAAATCAGATACTTTGGAAACTGATTTGCAGGTTCATCACGACAAATAATCCACTTATGATAAATTCCTCTATCATCTGGAACGTCCACAAAAAGTCCTATCGGAAATGTTGCCCCATAGCGTTTCCTAAAATCAGTCTCATAATAATAAAGGTCATCACCTTCATTGAATCTTACAGGCTGACTTGGACGAAACATAATATAGTATTCCACTTGATCTTTATCCATTGACTGATAAGATTTGATAATAAACTTTGCATCTATTTTTGTCTTATTGGTATTTTCATAAGTCATACCTTCAGCAAGAGAACGTGTAATTCCATGTTCATCTGTGAAAAAATCATCATGAAAATGATCATAGATATAACAAGTCTTGGAAGTGATACTGTTATCCCAAGTTTCTTCCATCAAAAAATCAGATTCTTCTTTATAAATCTGACCTAAAGTTTTCGCATTATTTGTTTTGGCGTTAGCGATTCGCCGTGCTGTCTGTAAGCTTGGCATCACCAACACCTCCTTCAAACATCTGCTTAATATAATTGTGACTATCTAAAATAGCCCTACGAAATGTCATGTAATCAAACTCATCAGATGTAACTTCGTCATAAGCAGCTTGCAAAGTAGCCATTAATGTGACCATAATTCCATTGTTATTAAATAGAGTTTTTGTTCCACCAAATTTAAACATGACATTCTGGAAAAATATAAGAAAAGCTTCATCATTCTCAAATATTTTTTCTTCTATTCGATTATCCTTGTAAAGTAATAACTTATGAACATCGTTGTGCATTGCATGTGCAGCTTCTTTAATTTGTCTTTTAGTGAACGAACCATATATATATTCCATAGTTATTCACCTCGCACATATGAATTATTAATATATCCATGACTTGCAAGTTTTCTACTAAATTCATGCTGTAATGTATCCAATCTACTTTGCATATCTTTATATGGATTCTGCATGTTTTTTTCTTCTTTTGTTCCTAAAGCTCTAGCAGTAAATTTTGCAGAGTCAACCTGTGGTTTTAACCATTCAATTGTCATTCCAAGAGTAAACAATCCTATAACATATTCTTTATCTGCAAAATCGCTAACAGGATATTGCATCTCAAATTCAATCTGTTGGATTTCGTCATCCATATTAAATGAAGCGAATTTTCTAATAACTCGTTCATCACCTGCAACCATGCGTAAGCGTTCAGTCAATGTTTCATTAAGATCATTTTCGTCAAGAGAAAGTTCTTTCATATCTGAAATACGTCCTCTTGTTCGTGAAAAAATTGTTTCGTATGGAAGCGTCATTGTGAGCCTCCTTTACTTAACGAATAACTTACTAATCAAATCAAAATCAGAATCAAAAATTTCACTTAAGGTTCTTACCTTTGAAATACTATCAAGATGTCCATTTGCGATTTCACCTGCAACCATCTGACAAAGTACATCCTTTGCACCGATAGGAAGTTTTTCAATTTCCGTTCTCATTCTGCTATTAGGTAAATCTAAAATTTCTAATAAATTCTCTGCTGTATACATATTGTCATATACTTTTGTAACTGAAGGGAAATCAGCTAACAAATCATCATCTTCAATAATGAATCTAGGTAAGAAAATATGGTCAGAACCCTTACGAATCAAAGTAACTAAATCTCTGTAGTTAATTTCGCAAGTCTTTCCATAATCCTTAAATTCATATGTATTACCAGATGGACATGTAATATTTAAACCGCCAAAACATACTGAACGACATAAAATAAAGTCAGAATCAGTAAAAGTTTTCTTTGGCTTTTCAGTTGCTTTTGTTTCAACTGTTTCTTCTGTCTTAGTAACAGTTTTCTTTGTATAACCCATATTTGTTTCCTTTCTTTCCATATAAAATAGGAGAGTATTTTCATACCCTCCTATATAAGTGTTGTATTATATTAGTCCTGAGAAATCTTCCACTGACCAAAGTAACGACCAAGACGAGTAGCAACACCAAGCTCTCTCTGTACTTCGTACTTCATAAGGTCTGCGATATTGCTATTAGCTTCACCTCTGTCGGTAATTTCATCAATGATTGTCTCACCAACATCGACCATATCAACCATCTTGTTATCACCAGAAGCGAAAATCCAAAGTGTATTATCATCATACATAGTCTTTGTTACATCATTTCTTGCGAATCTCTGAGGAATCTCAACAAGACGATAGCGACCATAGTTACCAAGTCTACCCATAGAAGCAACAGCTTCCTTCTGAGAAGCAGCAATCCAGTTTACATTTACAAGATTTTCAAGTTCCTGAAGACCTACCATAGTACCCATAATTACAACTTCCGCATTGTCATTTGCAACAGATACATTCTGAAGTACCTTGTTGAACTTGCCTCTGTTCTGTGTATTTAAAGCACCAGTTTCAACGAAACCTGTCTGTACAGGAAGCTTCTTTGGAGCATTAAGAACTTCTGCAAAGATAAGATCCTGAACCATAACAACGAACGCCTTTGTGATAGCATCAATAAGTTTTGTCCAATCTTCCTGTCCAATTAAATACTTATCAATATCAGCACCAACAGCAGCACCATAAAGGTCAGTCTCAACAGAGTATGTCTCACCTTCTGGTAATCTCTGGAGCATTGTATCATGATGTCTCTTACCCATTCTTGCAACAGAAAGAATTACTTCCTCATGCTCATTCTTGAATAAGTTCTCATCACCATCATTAAGATTTCTATAGTTTACAAGCTCATTGAACCATTCGTTCTCTTTAAGACCTGTAGATACTGTCCAGTCTGTTACCTCTTCGATAACATTGAAGAACTGTCTTCCAAACTCTTCGTAAGCACGAATACGTTCTCTCTTCTTAGCGTCCTTTGTTAAACCAAAGATTTTAAGAGACATTTCACGAAGCTTATCCTCAGCATCCTTCTTAGAAATACCCTCATCGAGTTCTCCCTTATATAAATCAAACATAAGATTCTTAATTTCATCATAAGATGTTTCCATTTCTTTAAACACGTTCATTACATGTGCAGTAAAATTCATTCTACTCATTATATTTTATCCTCCCTTCTTAGACTCCAACCTTGTGTTTCTGGCTACCAGCTTCGATAGTTACCTTCTTACCTGCAACAGGTGTACCATCAAAAGCATCTGCACTAAGCTCATATACATCTGTTACACCGAGAACAAAACCTCTAACAGTCTTTGTTCTATTTGCACTTGCTTCGTTGAAGAAATTAGCTGTAGCAGTAAACTTAGAGTTATAGTTTTCTGCAATAGTAGGAACTTCATAAATTAAAATTGCTGGTGCATTAGGATCAATCTTCTTAACTTCTACATACCAGTTTCCATCGGCAGCCTGCTCAAGAATTTCGCCTTCAAAAGTAGTAGGTGCGTCAGCAACCTCATACTGATCAAAAGATACATATTTACCTTTTCCGCATACAGTACCATTGTCTGTATCTGTCTTAATTACCATGTTTAATGTTCTACCTACACGCTCAGAAAGGACTTTAGTAGGGAAGCAAACATGATGCTGTTCAATTGAATAACGTAAAGCCATTATTTTTTCCTCCTTAAATTTGATAAAATAAAAAAGACCGCTTTATAAAAGCGACCTAACAAAAAAGTAATTATTTAATTTTCTATTTATTTGTTCTGAAACAATTTTCCATATCTACTTGATTTAACAACTTTAGATGGGTTAGCGAACTGTTTCTTAGAAGTTGATTTCTTCTCCTCTGTCGATGCAGAAAAAGTTGAATGTTCTGCAATAAAATCAGAATGGATTACCTTAACCTGTGTTTCCAGTTCAGCAAGAGAGTAGTTATCCATATTCTTATAAAGTTCGGCAAAATCTTTATTTACAAAATTTCCTTCTTTATCTTTTGTAGAAATAGATTCGTATCTCTCGTCTGCAAGAATTTTTTCACGCTTTTCATGAAGCTCATTCTTCTCTACAGTTTCCTTAAATGCTTTTAATTCAGCATAATTTGAACGCATATCATCAAGTTCTTTCTGCTCATCAGCAGTAACAAACTCAACATATACTTCAACTCTGTCACCAGTAAGAGAATAGTTGTCTTCCTTAGAATCATAAGTCTGCTTATAATATCTTCCTGACCACCAATCACACATGATTACATAATCATCATAAACAGTGACACCATAATATGTATTATCTGCCTCTGCATATGTAGCGTTTACTAAATCCTGAATAGCATAGATTTTATCCTGTAAAGATACAGCAAACTTTTTAATTTCTCCATCTTTCACAAATGAATATTCGACAGTATTATTAGATACAGAATTATCTACTTTCTTCTTGACTTCATCATCATCTGATGGAGTAGTAGTTGATTCATCTGTAGTTGAATCCTCCTTGCTATCATCTTTAGTAGATTCAGTTGATTCATCATTAGTTGGTTCTACACCCTCGTCTGTAGAAGGAGTATCTTCCGTTGAAGTATTATCTGTAGTGCCATCAGTAGTATCAGTATCATCAAATGCTTTTGCAAATGCTTCAACTAATTCTTCGTCTGACATATTTTCATAATCGAATGTAATATCATCAACTGTCTTTCCATACTTCTGACATAACTCTTCAAATTTATTCATATTGACGTTGTTTCCTCCTTCCTTAGAATTATTTTTATTGTCAAAACAAGCAGTCTCTAATTTTTCAAGTCGTGCTTGTAATTCAACCATTTTTTCGTTAAATTTAATTAGACTGTTATTTTCTTCACTGAAATCTTCGAGCGTAATTTTGCTTCCAAGCATCCCCTCACCAATAGGTGTTCCATCTTTCTCAGCTCCCAAGCAAGTGCATCCTGCAAATTCAAAATCATCTAATTGTAGATATTTTTCTTTTGCATTGTATGAACACTCGTATACAATCAGCTCACAGCTCACCTTTGTTCCATTTTTTTCACGAATGATGTCTGCACAACGAGTATATGATTCTGGAATTGCTACACGAGCAACAACATATGTTTTATCCATATCTTTGTCATATTCGAGATAAGGTTCATCTGATGTAAAAGTACCAACCTGTTTTTCATCATATACAGTTATTTCATTACCGTTTTCGTCTGTTTCTATATGGTAATCGTGAGAATGGAAATCCCAAGAACCGTCATCCAATTGATGAATGTTTGCAAGCAGTGGAGAATATTTTAGACTTGGCATTGCAGCCTTCATAGAATCTTCAGATATGTAACTACCATTACGATTAAGTAATGTATGGCAAACACGCACTTTAGCATATAATTTATTATCTTCTGCTTTTTCTATATCAGTAGAAGAAAAATCTTGAATTGCTTGTACATAAAGTGGTTTACCAGATTCCTTTGAAGAAAAATTGTACATTTTCTTATGCTTGCAGAAACTAATTAAATCTTCGATTGTAAAATATTTCTTTTGCATTATTTCCTCCTTTCTGAATTATTAATAAGCACTCAGATAGGAGAGTGCTAAATACTCAGCATATTGCTATACTGAATTTTTCTTTTATCTATATCATCATTTGAAAACTGAATTTTCCCAGAATTCAAAAAGGTATAAATACCATTAGTAACATTAATCTTCTGAAAACCAAGAGAAGATAATTTCTCAGCAGTAGAAGTATCTGTAGTTTTTATAAAATTCTGTTTCATCCTTTTATCTCCTAATTATCATTCTTATTCTGATCACGAGTTTCACTTCCTTCATCTGAAATCTGTGTATCAGAAACCTCTGGTTTTGTTCCATCAGAGCTATTTGAAACTGTATTAGCAGAAGTAAGAACCTTAAATCTGTTTGGTAAATCAAGAATGTCATTACCTAAGAATGCAAGTGATAATGTATCTAATTCGCTAATACCATTAAGTGCGTTGATCGCAAGAATTTTTGTTGCATCATACTGTAAATCTTTCTGTAATGATTCCTTAAATGCATCTTTGGTATATGCTGATACTTCAAAGAATTTTACTTTGGCAGGATTAGAAACTTGATAACCAAGCATACGATTTGTCCAACCTTGAATCTGACCAAGCAACGCTGAAATCGCAAATTCTGTATCTGCACGAGTTGCTGAACGAAACGCCTCAGCTCCGCTAATGGTAGAAGAGTTCAAAATCTGTGCTCCACCAGAAGTGTTTAAAACTTCCTTTGTAGCCTTTTGAACTTTTGTTGTATCAGTAGATTGATCATCGGAGAACGAAATAGTGTCAAGAGGGATAGGAGTAATAGCAGCACCAACATAGTCTGGTAAACTATCAACCATTTTGTTGTAATAATCCACTGCTAAATCAACATCTACAGACCACTCATTAGGATCTTTTGCTCCTGAGATTGTTGGGATAGTAGCAGTAATCAACTTATATATCTGCTGTTCATCTGCAACAGCCTGTACATCAGCAAGATTGAGTAATCCAATCAAATCAATAAATAAACCTGAATAAATAGGGACAACGGTTTCCCATGATTCCATTCTTGATTTGGTACATAAAGTATACTCATCAGGCATAGGTTGCCATTTGTTTTTACTATCTCCACCATAAGCTTTATACATTGAACTTAGTGGTTCTCCAAGAAATTCAAGTATATCTTCAAACTTTTTATAGTTACTCATATCTACACTAAATGAAAAATCACCAGTAAAATATTTTCCTGAAATCCTACAATATTCAGGTGGAATTTTTAAAATAAAGATACCTGTCTCATCAATCCAACAACATCCATAATAGACATCTTCGATGAAATTATTGATAAGCATAGGAAGTAGACTATTTTGCAAATCCATTCTGTCTAATACTTGCAATGTTTCATAATAATCTTTAAGGATTGATTCTTTATCATTGTCACCTGTTGGATCATAAGCTGGAACTACATATCTGGAATTCAAATCAAACATTGTCGCATTGTACATGATTAATCTGAAATAAACCTGAGAACGATAGAAAAGATAACGAGATAATCCACGAAGTTCGCTTTCATAACTATCAATGTTCTGTAAATATCTGATTACATCTTCTTTATTATAAGAACTGATAGTAGTCTGACGAACAGTTTTCGTTACATCTCGAATCTGTTTAAATGCTTGTTTTGCTTCAGCAAAATTCTTCTTTTGCTGTTCATACTTTTCCATAAACTGTTTACGCTCTGCGGCAGTGGGCTGTTTTTTAGATGTAGTTGTTGTTTTAGGAGATGTTTCTGACATCTCTTTCTTTGGTCGTGCCATTTTTGATGTGAACACCTCCTTTTCTATAAGATTTTTATTTATATTTGGATTTGAATTATTTTGATTTTAGATGGATTTAGATTGACTTTCTTCTGAATGAAGAATTGTGAGATGGTTGACGGATTGGAAGACGGTTAATGAGAGATTGTGTATTCTGTGTCTTAGGTTTTAATTTTAATTCCAATTGACAAGCACACCAATAAGAATAAGCAATAGAAGAATATCTATCCTTTCTCATGCCTTCTACTTCTTTAACCTTGATATTTCCGTTTTTAACTTCATGATCCAATTTGACCAATTCGTAAACTGCAAATGTTGTCTGTATATATGACATTTTCAATTTAGCTTGCTCTGTTGGAGACATTTTAAAGTATCCTTTATATGTTTCTTTTAATGAACTATCCGCATCTTGTTCAGGAATAAGGAAATTAATTTTTCCATTCTGTATACCATTTCTAAGTAACACACATATCTCATTGTTGAAATTAGCATTAGCTTTTACAGACCAAACAACTTTATTAGCATCACGAACTTTACATCGTTCAGCCATATCTTTATCATTTATACAAGTCATTGCCTGATATCTTTTACCGTTTTCTTGGCAAACTTGATCCTTGGTAATAAAATCATATACTCCCAAGCCGATTCCGTTTGTGTCTAAAACTAAATCTGTACATTGATACTCATAAAAATATTTCATAACAATCATTCCTAATTCGTCTGTTTTCAAACCTTCAAAAGTTTCACCATACACAAAATTTGATTGATATGCAGTATCGTTTACTTGAATTAAGTCGTTGATAAAAATAGCAGAGGCATCATTCTTTTTCTTTTTCGTAGATTGCATAAGAGCAACGTCAATAGATAGTATTCTTTTACCAGTAGCTGTTAATTTCGGAATTGTTATTTTGTCATTACAGAAACTCAATGGTGGAAATGCTTTACGAAGTCTTCTACGAGCAGTTAATTCATCAAATTTAAACAAACTACCATCTGTATCACCAAACCACAGACATTCCATTTCCATCTGCTGAACAAGTTCGTTGTAATCAGCTTCACTCATTTCATCTTCAAGCTGAGAACGAGAGAGTAATCCTTCACGCACCGATACCTGATAAGGTAATCCACATATGAAATATTTTTTTGTGTCATCAAAGAAATTAAGAGTGTAACTTTGTGCTTTTCTATAAGCCCATGAACTTTTAAAATATGCACTTGACATATATATTTCTTTGTTTCTTTCCTGCATATGAGCATATTCTGGTTTTTGTAAATATTTTGGCTGTCTTGGACTTGTTAAGAATTTACGCAATACAGTATTGATAACTGTTTCATCGACCATACGAAATTCATCCACGACTATGCAATTTGCTCTGGCTGATCTTGAATTTTCTGAACTGGTTCTTGTTTTTATCCATGAACCATTTTTGAAATAAATAGAAGCGTCATTTTGACCAATATTACATTTTTCTATTTCAGAACGTAATATGGAAGATTGTTTCATGAAATCATCTTGTATTTTCAACAAGACTTCGTTAGCCTGTTTTAGAGTACCAGAACTAACAACTATTTTTGTACCAGGAAATAGAATACATCTTACACAACAGAAGAGGGCGGTAAGATATGTTTTTCCTTGACCTCTTGCTGCAAGATACATAACAAAATTGTAATGCATCATGCACCACAAGAGAATTTGCTGAAACCATTTAAGAGATAATCCCAGTACATCAATGACATACCTATGTGGGTTGTTACGATAATATCCTGCTCTCCAAGCAACAGTTTCCATTATCTTTTGTTGTTTATCTTTTTCTATCTCAGTCTGAGTTTTTAGTTGAGGCATAAATTATACCTCCTCTTCAGCTTTCTGACCAAAGATTTTATCAAATAATGCTTCTGAATCAGTATCTTCATCATACTCAGGCTTTTTGACAGTATATTTAGAAATGAACTTCTCATAAGTAGAAGAAAATGCATTTTTCAATCCCATCATTTTAGAGAGATGCCCCTTAAAGAATACATCAATTAAGAGTCCAATTTTATCAGGATCTTTAAATTCACCTTCTGGTTCTGGAATTGGTTTTTCTTGTTCCCATTTATCAATAAGCTGCCCAAATGTAAGATTATCAGTTAATTCAGATGCAGTTTTTTGATTAGGTTTGATATTTAAACTTCCTAGCAGATTCTGTAAAGTAGCATCTAAATCTTTTGTATCCTTGCCATTTTTCTGAGCATTATCTATCTCAAGTTCCTTGCAACATACTCGTTTGAATAAAAGTTCCTGGGATTTATTTTCACATGGATAACGTGTCGTCCAGTCTTGGTATTCCGTCTCAAGATACATAAGTTCTTCATTATTATAGTTATTTCCAAATCTTTTTCTTGCTGTTTTGAGTGTTTTTTGAACAATCCTTGTATTTGTTTCAGGCATTGATTCATCATCTATCGAGAATACCGAATCTTTATAAGTTTTTTGACTATAATCATTTAGGCTTCTACAAATCACTATCCACTGTTGAACAGCAGTGCTTCTTATTTTTTCTCCTGTTTGTTCAGAGAGTTTTTGTAACTGTTCATTGTAAACATTTTCATCAAAATACCAATTAAGTCTTCTAAATGTTTCTATTGTTTTCTCACGATTATCAGTTCGTATATTTGTCTTCTTGTCATAATCAGTACATTCATTTAATATACATTCTTTACAAGCATAATGTTCAATACCATCAGGACTTGCCTTAGAAGAGTAGAATGTCGCAGCACTTTTCCATTGTCCACAATGGCTACAATATATTAGCTCATTGTTTATAATACGCTGATAGAAATTTGCAAGTTTTTTATATTCATTACGCAAATTCACAACTGTAATTTTCTTTAGTTCAGCGTCTGAAATTGGTTCTAAAACTTTAGCCATTGTTTCACCTTCTTTCCTTTTATTCCAATATAAAAAGAGAAGCAGTAACAATACCACTTCTCATAAAAATTCAACTTATAAAACACTATGAAAGTGCAATTTACACACAAACTTGAATAGAGGAATCGAATCTCGCTTATTCCAACGCCTTACCTAATAAACTACTAAAAAATCTGTACATTTATTTCTTTCAAATATAAGGTGTGTGGATTTGAACCACATATTCAAGAGCACTATTGTCATAGTGCTAACACGCCCTGTAGGAGTCGAACCCACATCTCTCAGATTTGGAGTCTGATATTCTAACCAATTAAACTAAAGACGTATATAATAAAAGAGCCACCTCATGAAGTGACTCTCTGTTACCATACAAAAAATGTATAGCCTCGCTGTCCATTTAAGTATCAGCTACGTAATGATCTGTAGGAGATTCGGACTCCTGTTGTCGCCGTGAAAGGGCGATGTCCTAGACCGCTAGACGAACAGACCTAATGTGGGCATCTCACCCACTGAATCAGCATAAAGCACTAACTAGCTGATATTGGACTGTACACATTGCACTAGTCAACAAAAAGTAGACATCACTTTATATTTTTATACATCATTTAATGAGCATAATACTCCCTATACTGTTTTGGAGTCAGATAATTCAGAGAGTATGCCGGACGTTCTTCATTGAAGAATCTGATGTATTTCTCCACCTCATATGTTATATTTTCATTACTTGTAAGATGGAAATCATTAAATATCTCTGCTTTGATCCAACCATTGATTGCTTCCATGGCAGCGTTATCTGTTGGAGTACCAGCTCGAGACATTGAATGAACTATGTTATATAGTGGCAATAATTCATTGAAACTTTTTGAAGAATATACAGATCCTTGATCAGTATGTAACACCATTTCAAGATCTGGATTTTTCTTCTTAAGTTCAATTAATCCTTCTAACCCGTGAATATATGTCATACGATCACCTTTTCGTGATGAAAGTGAATATGAAAGTATTTCATTGTTCCATAAATCCATAAAAAGTGTTAGTTCATAATAACTTCCCTTTAAATGAAATGCGGTCATATCACTTACAACACACTGTAAAGGTCCTGTTATATCTAATCCTGTCAGCAGAAGATTTGGATAAATGCGATAAGGATCTCCTGGCTTTTTGTATCGATAATGCTTGGAAACACTTACTATGCCCGCTGTTTTACATAGCTTATGAGCATACTGATCTGATACCATAAGTCCTGTATCCAGACGAATTTTTGCATTTAACCATCTATATCCATGTGATGGATATTTACTATGATATTCCTTAAATAATATAAGATTGGATACTAAAGTTTTTAATTTGTCAGAAGGTTTTTCTAAACGTTTTTTCCATTTATAAAATCCACTTCTGTTAATATCCAGAACATCACATAGATGCTTAACAGGAAATTGAGATGACATTTCCATTATGATTTCGTATTCTTGTTGTTTAAAATACTGTACTCCTTGTTTGCACCAGCTCCTTTCACTTCGTATCCTTTTTTTGCCCTTAATTCATTTGCTTTAGCTATAATAAGTTCATTTATTAATTCTTCTTTGGACATAGCCATATATGTATCAATGTCAGGTGAAGACAATGATTTTAAGACTGCTGAATTTTTCATTTTAGGCACTGTATTAGCAAGAGGAATTCCTTGTGCTTTCTTATAATCTGTCATGTATTTATGTGCACAGGATTCACTAAGACCATAAATCTCCATAGCCTCCTTATATGTAATCTCGTGTAAATACATACGTCGTCCTATATCCATTCTT